TTGGTGGCAACATAACCACTGCTGGACAAATCACTGGCACAGGCAATGTAACCAGTGCAGCCAATGTATCTGGTGGTAACATACTAACTGGCGGCATGATCAGCGCCGCAGCCAACATCACAGGTGGAAATATTACCACAGGTGGATTGATTACAGTAACTGGCAACGTCATTGGTGGCAATTTGGTCACTGCTGGACAAGCCAGCGCAGGTGGTAACGTTACTGGTGGTAACATTAGAACAGCCGGACAAATAAGTGCTACTGGTGCAGTGTACGGAGACAGTTTTAGTGCAGCAAATGGTGTGAGTGCCGGCACAACCGTTGCGGCAACTACAGACATCACTGCTGGTGGCACAATTTCAGCAGTAGGAACAATCACTGGTGATGGCGGCATTGTCTCAACTGCCAATATTTCTGGTGCCAACGTATTGGCATCTGGCTATGTCAGTGCTGTGGGTAATGTATTTGCTGCCAATTTGGTTGTGGCAACCAACATTTATGATGCCACAGCAATGAATATCACAACTGGCACTGGCAATATAACATTGGCGCCGGCTGCTGGATCAAATGTTCAAATTTCCAGCAATGCCAACATCACAATAGCTACAAATTCTACCAGCACCACATCGGGTGCATTAAGAGTTGCTGGCGGTGCTGGCATTGTGGGCAACGTTTACATTGGTGGGTTAGAAACTGTTACAGGTAATATCACTGGCGGCAACATTCTTACAGGTGGGTTAGTTAGTGCAACAGGTAACGTCACTGGTGGTAACTTGATAGCCACCGGTTTTGGGACTAATCTGGTTCAAGGTGGGACATTGAGTGCCACAGGTAATGTCATAGGCGGCAACATACTCACAGGCGGAATTGCCAGTGCTACAGGAAACATTACTGGTGGCAATATTATCACAGGCGGAGCAGTATCAGCTACAGGTGCTGTGAGCGCTACCGGTAACGTAGTGGGCGGCAATTTAGTGTCTACAGGCGCTGTGAGCGTAGGCGGTGTAGTCAGTTCTACAGGCAATGTAATTGGTGGCAATATTACCACAGTTGGCCAGATGTCAAGCACTGGCAACATTACATCTGCTGGCAACATTGCTGGTGGTAATTTGTTGGCCACAGCTTTGATACAAGGTGCTAACGTCAGCGCCACGGCAAACATTGTGGCCACTGGCAATGTCACAGCAGCCACTTTCTTGGGCTCACAGTTGAGTTTGAGTGGCAACGTTATTAGTCAAATTGCAACTACTGGTAATGTAACTGGTGCCAACGTCAATGCCACAGCAGTGGTCAGTGCAGTGGGTAACATCATTGGTGCTAATTTAAACACAGTGGGGTTGGTGCAAGCTGCAACAGTTAGTGCAACTGGTAATATCACAGGCGGCAATATTAGCACTGCTGGTAATTTAGCGGCTCCAACTGCGGCTCAAAATACCAATACCACAGCAGTGGCCACAACTGCTTATGTTCTTGGACAGCTAAGTTCAACAACACCTACTGCTATTGCAGCCTCAGGTGCAGTGGGCACAGGTACAACATTTGCACGTTCCGATCACACTCATTCAGGCGTAACATCAATCACTGGTACTTCTAACCAAGTCACTGCCAGTGCATCAGCAGGTGCTGTGACCTTGAGTTTGCCGCAAAGCATTGCAACCAGTTCAGCAGTACAGTTTGGTAGCTTGACAGTCACAACTGGCAACATCACACTGGGCAACATCATCAATGGTGGTGCTAACCTTGCTGGTAATATTGGATCAGCAACTGGCTATTTCAACACTGTTTTTGCCAAAGCCACATCAGCACAGTATGCTGACTTGGCAGAAACATACAGAGCTGACGCCGAATACCTACCAGGCACTGTGGTCAGCTTTGGCGGGGAATTTGAAGTCACACTTACTGTTGGACAAAATTGTTCTAGAGTAGCTGGTGTTATTTCAACCAATCCAGCGCATGTCATGAACGCAGGCTTAGAATTTGATAACACAGCAGTGGTGGCTCTCACTGGGCGTGTGCCAACATCAGTTGTGGGTACTGTGAGAAAAGGTGACATGATGGTATCAGCAGGCCACGGTCGAGCACAAGCTTGTGCAACACCAGCTGTGGGCACTGTGATTGGTAAATCACTGGAAAACTTTGATGGCGCAGAAGGTGTTATCGAAGTTGTGGTTGGTAGATTATAAGGACACACAATGAGTTATGTAGGCAATTCACCTAACATTGGTCAGTACAGAAAAATAGACACGTTGATCTTTGACGGGGTAGAAACCACTTTCAATATAACTGTGGGCGGCACCAGTTTTAATCCGCCCACAGCCTATGCCATGATGGTGAGTTTGAACAATGTAATTCTCAATCCTGGTGTTGGATTCAGTATCACTGGATCCACTATAAGTTTTCCCACAGCCCCAGCGGTGCACACACCGTTTTTTGGTTTAATATTTGGCGATACACTATATACTGGCACACCAAGCGACAACACAGTTGGTACCAGCAAAATAGTTGATGCCAGCATCACTTATGCAAAGTTTGGACAAGATACACAAGCCCGTTTGACAGCAGGTCAAATTATATTTGGAGTTTAAAAGATGGCAAGAAAAAGACTATACGAGTATTCGTTTACACCTGGTACAGGTGGCCTGGGCACTGTCAAGGTTCCCGATAGGTACAATCTAGCGGATATATTGGCCATTTATGATACAACAGTAAACGTTGCTATCTATAACTTTGCTGACAATACCATGGGCGGCACAGTGTCATGGGCTCCTGGGCCAACCGCTACTTTTCCCGCAGCGTATGCTGGTGTCACAACCATCACACTAGATCTTAATACTACCACACTCAGCGCCAATGACAAATTGGCTATCTACATCGAAGATCGTGCCTTGACAGTAGAACCCTGGGCATTTGGCGAAGATGCTATTGGTCGTAACAGAATTTCAAATCCCGAAGCTCTTATTGACGCTGACTTTGAATACGGTTTACAAAATACCAAATGGCAAAACGTCAGCACCAACAACAATATTCCTGGCTTCTATGAAGATATTGGCGGAGATATTGTTTACAACACCAATGGATATTTAAGTTTGTTGGCAGGTGATGACCTAATTACATCCAACGTTGATACCAGTGTCAAGTTACAAAACCCTGGAACCCCGGCCTGGATTGCAAATGATTATGCTCTAGTTATCAGTCAAACTCAAGGCAATGTAACACCTTTTGTGAGTGCTTATCTCACAGCCAATGTCAACAGTTCTGCTGAAAGAACATTTACAGTTAACAGTACAACTGGTATCACTGCACTTGACAATGTGTTGATCATCAATCGCCCAATCAGTGGTGGTACCACACTGGCCACAGCCAATATTACCAGCACAGCAACAACCACAGTCAACGTGGCCAACGTTGCGGCCGCACCGTTAATTGTGGACGGCAGTTATATTATTGTAGAAACTGACACTTCGGGTGTGTATGAAACCATGGCAGTAACTAACGTAACAGCCAATACACTCACAGTTACTAGACAAACCAACAACACCAATGGTGCCGGAGCCAACATTACCATTGGAAGAAACGTTTATCCTGTAAGCACACTGGAAATTGCTCAAGTGCAAGAAGTTACAGATAGCACCACTTTGCAACTGCAACGTGGTTGGTATAACATTCCTGCTGCCAATACTTTCTACAGCGGCAGCGTTATTCAGCGTCTCAGTGCCAACGTAGAATTGGTCAAACAAACAGTGGTAAGCACCTTGGTCAATGGTACTCAAACCATCACTCGTGGTCAGTTTAATACCACTGCATTGACTGCAGCCGGTGCTGGATCACCGTTTGTACGCATGACTGGTATGTTCTATGCCAGCGGAAGCAATGCTCTAAGTGAAATTGGTGTCAACCAAAGTGACACTCCAGTTGTTACTGGATCATACGTCAGCAATCAAAATACAGCTTCGTCAAATGCCGAAGGTGTGTCATTGGTATCTTTGAGTGAGGACAACAATTTCTTCTATTATCCTCGACGCACTCCTAGCCTAGCAGCTGGATACCCAATTAATCAATATGATTCTATCATACGGCAGGCCTTTCCTTACACTGGTGCAGATTTGGACATTGCGTCAATCACTAGCGATGGTGCCGATCCCAGTACTATTACTGTGACCACAGTCTATGCTCATGGTCTAGTACCAGGAACTCCAATTTTGGTAAATCTCAGTGCTGGCACCAACCAAGCCTACGGCGACGGTAGTTTTATTATTATTAGTATACCTAGCACAACAACCTTTACATATCAAGCCAAGACAGGCGCAGCAGTTTCAGGATCGTTGGCTGGCATAATAAATGTACGGTCAAATGCAGTGTTCTTGCCAAGATCATTTGATGGTGGTGTGGTGTTAGGCCCAGGCACACCCACACGAGGCGCCAGCGCCATACGTCAGACTAAAAAATATTTCCGTTACCAGTCTGGTAAAGGTATCTTGTTCTCATCTGGTACTATGTTAAAACCAACGTTTGATATCAGTGCTTTGAGCGCAGCCGGCACAACTGTCAACAGCAATATCACAGTAACAACTGATCTAGAACACGGGCTAAACGCTGGTGCTACTATAACCATAAGTGGGGTGACCACAAGCGGATACGATGACACGGGTTACATAGTTACAACCATTGTCAGCGATACCAGCTTTGTTGTACAAGCTCAAAATGTACTGGGTAGTGCATCACCAGAATTGGGACAGCAACCTAGAATTGCAATCACAGCCTGGCATGGATCTAGTATTCGCGCTGGTATTTTTGATGATCAGAACGGCTTGTTCTGGGAATCAGATGGTATATCATTGAATGCTGTGCAACGAACCAGTACATTCCAACTTGCTGGCCTGGCCAGTGTAGGTGTGGGCTCAAACTTGGTAACTGGTGATGGTAATGGCCGATTCCAAGACCAACTCAACAACGGTGATGTAATTGTGATCAAGGGCATGACTCACAGTGTTACCAGCATAACCAATAACAATCGCATGACTGTGGTACCAACATTCCGTGGGGTATCTAATCAAACTCGAGTTAAACTGACCTTGCGTAACGAAATTAGAGTTCGCCAGGATGATTTCAACATTGACACCATAGATGGTACTGGACCCAGCGGATACACCATTGACACCAATAAAATGCAGATGTTGGGAATTGAGTATTCATGGTACGGTGCTGGTTATGTAACATGGATGGTGCGTGGTCAAGATGGTCGTTTTATTCACGCACATCGCAGACCCAACAACAACTTGAACAATGAAGCATACATGCGTTCTGGTAACTTGCCAGCACGATACGAAGCCATTAACGAAACTGCAACCAGCAGTTTAAATGGTTCCATTGATTCAAGTCAAACCACAATCACACTGCGTGATGCAACTGATTACCCTGATGCGTCTGTGACTTATCCTGTGTTTGTGATGATTGACAGCGAAATTATCAAGTACAGTGGCAAAACTGGCAATGACCTAACTGGTGTTACCCGGGGTGCTACCTTTACGCAATGGGTTGAAGGTGCAAGCCGCAGTTTCACATCCAGCGCAGCCACTAGCCATACAGACAACACTGGTGTAATATTGATTAGTAATACTTGTACGCCACTGGTTAACCACTGGGGTAGTTCAGTAATCATGGATGGTAATTTTGATGGTGACGAAGGCTACCAGTTTACCTATAATCGCACCAACTATGGTTTGCCTGCTGTGATTGGTAACAGACAAGTTGCATTTGCTATGCGCCTGGCTCCCAGCGTGAGCAATGGTATCATTGGAGATCTGGGTGTGCGTGACTTGATCAACCGTGCTCAGTTAACACTGACCAGTTTGAATTTTCAAGTAAGTGCTGGACGATATCTAGTTGAAGGTATTTTGAATCCCAACAACATTGACTCAGCCAACACTTCTTGGCAAGGACTCAACAACTTGGGTGGTGGATTCCAGCCTAGTTTTAGCCAGTTTTCAGTGGCACCGACATTTACTAGTCAGGCAACTGGTGGTTTAACTGGTGCTCCGTTTAATACCACAGGTGGTCTGAGCAGAAGTGGTGTTAAAATTGCCAGCAGTAGCTCAAAAGTATATGCAAACTTAACACCAGTCAACGTGTCAAGTTCAGGTTCGGGTGCAAACGTAACAGTGAGTTTGACTGCGGCTGGTACCACATACACCACAACTACTACTTCTATTGCAATACAGGCATCTGGTACTGGGTATGCAGTGGGCGATACTATCAAGATTCTTGGTAATACGTTAGGCGGGTCAACCACAACCAATGACTTGACACTAACAATTCAAGCTATTACTGCTGATATTACTGGTGGTGAACGACTGTTTGCTATTCCAGTTAGTTCCACAAACCAAGGTGTGTTGGATTTGAGTTCAGTCAAACAAATTGGTACCAGTACTGTGCCTGGTACAGGAACTTACCCTAACGGGCCTGAAGTGTTGGCTGTGCAGATCACTGCACTGTCAACGGTGTCAAATCCAGTGGGAGAAATTCAGCTCAGCTTCCAAGAAAGCCAGGCTTAACGATCAGTGCCAGCGGCAAGATACCGTTCTACGGTTTCAATCTTGCCCTGCACTGCTTCAATATTCACAGTGTTCCATAAACCTGGATGCATGGGCTTGGGCCATGTGCCAGCATCAATCCATGCATAGCCCAGGTGTTCGTGATTGAGTTCAGGACAAAATTCGTGCTCAGTGGCACACACCCATGTGTTGTATTCAAACTGTCCGTCGGCACTGGTAAACTTCTCCAATGGCACTAAACGTTGATATTCAGGAAAAAATCCCAGTTCTTCAGTGCATTCGCGCTCCATACCACCCAGCAAAGTTTCGCCAGTTTCTACTTTGCCACCTGGCAGTCCCCAGGCACCGGGGTGTTTGTTGTCGTTACGCAAGAGATACAGGTAACGACCAGTAGTGCTGGCCCTAAACCAAACACCCACTGCTCTTACAGCACTAGAATCCATTGACCTCCAGGATAGAGGCCCTGATAACTTTTGATCCATGTTTCACCAGTCCACATATATTGTACACCAGTAGTTATGTTTGTGACATACTGAATACTAGATTGTGCGCTGGCATCAAATTTCACACGCCAATAACCATTTTGGTATTCAATTATGTCGTTGGCGCTAGCCACCAATGGCCGCCCGTTGGCTCCAACCCAGGCTTCAGCAGGCCCTTCATTGCCCAGTGCTCCAGTGCCTTCAGTAAGCAAATAGCGTTGACCATCTAGTGCACTGTCAAGTCCATTGAGAGGACCACTCAGTAGTGGGTTGACCACAGCATCTACGGGATCCAGCGTATTTTGTGGCACTGTGTCAATATCCACATCATACAACACAAATCGGTCATCGTTGGGATCTAGTGTAATGGTACCAATTACTTCGGTATCATCAGGCTGAATCAGTCTAATCTGACTGACCCCAGGACGTAGAACGCCATACACGCCAATCACAGCAGGCCATAACAAGTTACTGTCACTCACAATGTCTGGAGGTACAAGGCTGCTGTTGGGTTGATCAACAATAGACGGATCACGCAATATTTGTATTTTGTTTCCAATCAAAACAACTTGATAACTGTATGGAGTGAATATCTGTCGTGTGCCCAGCAACAAATCACTGTCAGTGATTGCATTGTTGGCATCACCTTGAGAATCATACACGCTGGCAATGATTCGTTCAATCACGCCCAGTTTCTTGACCTTAGCTGGTGGACTAATCCAAATTGGCAATGCAAACTTCATGGTGCAAATGTCAATGGGACTTTCTGTGCCTTGCGGAATTGTTCTAGAAGTCCACTGAGTGCTTTCTAATTCAACCACAGTCAAACTGGTCCAGTCAATGTAGTTGTCTGTGCTTTGCACTTCCAATGACGGATTGAACAAGGTCACAATCTGTTCAATCAACTGTAATTTTTGGTTGGTATTTGATGTCCAAAGATCAAGTGTGACTGTGAGTTTGTAAGGTACAGGCATCAAGCGTTCGATAGTAAAAGCATTGCCTTGTGTGGTTTCGTATGTTTCTGTAGCTGGATCATACGTGCGTTGGCGCACAGCGATGTTGCTGACAAAATAAGGTTCTTGCATTCTAGGACGATCATAGTCCAAGCCTGTGATGTAGAATGTCATCAACGGAGTTGACGGCAAACTGTTGCGTGAGTTGTCTTGCAATATGGTTTGGGCATTGCGACTGGCATCACCATAACGAATTGGTACTCGTAACAGTGCAGGAGTATCCGTACCTTCTTCGCGACCGTATTCCACTTGAAATCCTGAAAAGATTCTAGTGAATTGTAGTAAGAATCTGCGTATCTGCTCGTCGTAAAAAAACTGTTGCATTAAATCTCTCTTTATTTGAACCCGCCGTCGTCGCCGTTGTCGGCTCGTGGTTTGAGAATTTCGCTAAGACTTTGCCGACTTGGAATGCGCCCTAGATCTGTGGTCAAAACGGTGTTAGTGTTATTTACAAAGCCTGAACGCAGGGTTTCATTTAATGGACCGTTGTTGAGATCAGTTCTAACTCGGTCTTCGATCTTGACCCAGCGAGCGCCATCATATCTAAACAAACGATTGGGTTTGTAGTCCAGACGCAAACAGTAGTCGCCACTGACTGGATTGAGAGGAAAACTCACACTAGGAGTCACTGGCAATCCATTGGGAGCCATGCCGTCGCCCACCAAATAGCCCATGACGTAGCCAAGATCTTTGGGAGTTACTGATGCCCCACCTTGTGTGCCGTCTGTAGTGACAGTTTGATCAGCAGTAAGCGAATCAGGATTGGCAGGCTCACCGTCTTGAGTAGGCACAATGTAAAACTTGTCAATGTCATAGCCCGACAGCGGCACTTCAATATCGGCTTGTGTGAGAATTGCATCATTGAGTTCGGTGTCTTTGGTGCGAGTGCCCTGGACGTCACTGATGGTGTTAGGAGTATACTCTCTCCAAAATGTTGTATTGGTGATTTCTGTGCCCGCTGGCACATTTCTTATGGATTGGTAGTACACATCACCAGAGTTGACCACTGACCCTGTGGGATAAAAATCGCCCGGATCCCAAATGTATTCGGCCACAAACGGCTTGTTGGTTATTGAGTTGTACTCTTGAGCATCGGTTAAGGGCGTGGCCTTAACACGCCAGGTATGTGGTAACCAAGTCTGACTCATGCCTTCAGTGGCAAAATCAGCATCTTGTACCACATAGTATTTTGGCAAGCCACGCGGCAAGTTTGGATTGAGTGGATGAAAATCTTTAAGGTTGGGCAGTTCTAAAACGTCGCCAGTCATGAGTTTGCGTCCAAATGTGTCTATCATGTTATTGTAGTGAAACGTGATAAACAGGGTGTCGTTGTTTAAAAACAAACCAAACTGTGTTAGATCAAAGTCAATATCTTGATGGTTGTATACTCCACGCATGATATACACGTCGGGTGCATAGATTCTATCACGGTTTTCTAGCAACAGCAAGTCCTGAATGTTCATTGGACTGAGTTCATCATAGATAGGTTGGGTGGCGTCAAAATTGCCGCTGAATGCCGAATCCTCACCTCCAGTTTCTGGGCCCAAAAACTTATGAACATACACATCCATGCCACCCACGGTGTACATCTCAGAGATAGTGCGATCCAAAAACTGGTAATCACGGGTACGATTTGGGCGGTATAAACTTAGGCGTGGCATAGTGTATATTTATGGGCTGGTTGACCAAATATTCTAAACCTGCTACAATTTGGGCATGAAAGTAGTTCGACTGGATCGCAGATTCAAGCAATACAAAAACCACGGGCATGTGATTGCTGTGCGATGTAAATCATGGCTTGAGGAAGGCGTTCCTCTTGAAAAAATATGCGATACCAAACTGGGAGCCCGAGGCTACATGCCCGACAATGACTGGCATTCATATTTTGGCAAAGTCAACGGGCGCGGCCTACGTCCGTTTTGGATCACATTCCGCCGGGAATCAGATCTTACTTTAGTACTACTTTCTGCCAACTTGACCAAATAATCACTATCTGCTATAATACACACTTGTTCACTACAGGAGTCCGTATGCAAAAGGCAGCAAATTTTGTTGCAAAGTACTCTACTGCCAACAAGTCCAAAGCAGTTGTGCCCTATGACCTAATAAAAGCCACAGAAAAATGGGTGGAATACAGCCTGGACATTGTTGACATGAATCGTATTTTGATGAAGTCAGACTTTGACACCAAATGGCGGCTGATGGAGGCTCTTGATGTTGCAGAGCGCAAACGAAAGTACATGTACAACCACAAAAACTTCAAACTCAAACGTGCCACGGAATTGTTTGAACTGTGCCGAGATTTAACTGTAAAATAAGTAAGGACACACATGAGCACCACATTCAAAATTAAACTGCTAAACCCCCGCAGTTCCGACACCAACATTCTTGGGATGGAGCCAACTTGGCAAGTCCAACCCACTGAGTATCGCATCACAGCATTGAGCAAAGCGTTCACCTGGTACAATTATTTTTACGGCAAAAAAGATGCCCGTGACATGATTGTGAATTATTTGGAAACACATGGTCGAAAGGCCGATGTGCGACTGCTCAAAGGCATTCCTGACTCGGCCATCCGCTTGACCACAGGCTGGTTGTGCCGCATGACCATGCTGGGCCTGGAGTTGAACGACAGCGAACAGGCTAGATTACAAAGCCAATTGAGAGAAATACTGGACAGCAAACAAAACACAGTGGAAGAAGCCCCAGAAGAACCAGTGGCGCCCAAGATCACAATTCAAGATCGTCTGCGTGAAAAAGCCAACGAGTGCGACGGTGAGCTAGAGGGCTTGTTTGACGAGTTCTTGTTGAGTGGTGCCAAGATGACCGCAGACTTCAAGCCTGTGGTGATCATGCGTGGATTGAACATAGCGCCACAAATGGTCAGTCAAATTTCTGACAACTGGAAACGCAAACTGTCAGAGTTTGAACGTGTGGTAGAAGGTAAGGATGCACAACTGGTTGAGGGCTACAGTCATCTCTCCAAGATTCAAATGCGCAACGTAATCAAGTTCTGCGAAGCTGTGATCAACGACTGCGGTGCTTATGTACAGATCAAGAAAGTGGAACGCAAGCCACGCAAGGTCAAAGCAGTGCCACCCGAAAAACGTGCGGCTAAGTTTAAGATTCTGGCAGAATTTGCTGAACTCAAATTGAAATCATTACCGGCTGCAAGCCTTGTGGACAAGAGCGAAGCTTGGTTGTATGACACTAAAAAACGCAAATTGATTCACTTGGTAGCAGATGAATATGCCAAGGCCTTCACAGTCAAGAGCAACAGCATCATTGGTTTTTCTACAGCAGAAACCCTGCAAAAAACTGTGCGCAAACCACAGGACGTGGTCAAGGCCATGCAGGCCGCGGGCAAGCCAGCGGCACGTAAGATGTTTAAAGAGCTTACTACTACAGAAACTGCATGGAATGCTCGAGGTACTGAGAATTTGATTATACTCAAGTCTTGGTAATTTATAAATAGGTAATGCACGTCATTCCCAACAAGGTTGATTTTTATATCACCAATGTTTGTAATTTAACCTGCGATAATTGCAACAGATTTAACAACTACAAATTCACTGGATGGCAACGTTGGAGCGACTATGCTGACGTTTACAAACAGTGGAGCAAACAAGTCAAGCTCACTGCTATTACTATAATGGGCGGTGAGCCTTTTCTCAATCCCACGCTGGTAGATTGGGTACAAGGACTAAACAAGACATTTAACACTAGTGTTCAAATTCTAACCAATGGCACAAGATTCAAACACATGCCTGAATTGTACCCCTTGTTGAAATATGTTGACAGCAACGGAGTGATGAATCACATTGGAGTTAGCTTACACAATCTTGAAGAACTTGAAACCTTAAAACAAGACATCTGTAATTTTTTACAAGGGCCAGTTAAAGAAACTTCAATAACTGATTCAGACAATTGGGACGGGTGGTCTTTTGTTGATGTAAATGGTGTAACAGTAAGAGTGTTTATCAAGGATGAGTTTGGTCCTTCAGCCCTTCGCGTAGACTATCGAAAACAATTAACTATACACCGAAGCGATCCCAATTTGGCGCATCAGGCATGCGGCTTTGTAAAGTGGAAAAGTTATCATTTTGTCAAAGGCAAACTTTACAAATGTGCCCCAGTTGCATTATTACCAGAATTTGATAGACAACATCCGTTGCCGTTGTGGCCTGGCGAAAGAGAAATATTAGGTTCGTACAAACCACTGACTGTAGAAAACTACGATGAGTATTCTAAACAGTTTTGGGAAACACTTGATGATCCGGTGCCGCAGTGCCAATTTTGTCCAGTACATGTGACTGTTCAAAAAATATTTCCAATTAGAAAAAGATCATTCAATGATTGATGATGTGTATCAAGGCGAGGCATACATTAAATCTAGTTGCCTTCAGCGTGAGCAAAACGTTGCGGCACTGCTTCAAGACCTAATAGGCAACCTTGGGTACAAACAAATTGACGACGCTAAAGTTTGTTGGCAAGCTGGCTTGCACAATGCAGTTGTAAGATTAGGAGACGACTTTAACACCTGCTACTCAGTGTTGACATTAAAAAACTCCAACCAACGGTTTCCAGAAAACACAGTTGTTATAACTGACAACAAAGTTTTATCTACCCCTGACTGTACTGTGTGTAAGTTGCCTGACAGCTACTGGGGAATTTTTTATTATCAACCCAACGGGGAATTTCTGCCCCAAAAAAATCTTCATCTAAGTATAAACCGTGGAGATTCTCAACGTCAGGCAATTCTCAAAGAGTTTGTTAATGTTCGTGGAATCACTGAACAAGATTACCTGAACTACAATGCAGGCAGTACCAGTGACAGTCCAATTTTAAATCGCATGGTAAGTTTTGAAACAGCAAATTTGCAGAGTTGGGTTAATCTTGTAGTTGAAACCTATGCTGGTGACGACACCATAACGTTTAGTGAAAAAACTTTTAGAGCATTGCAAACGCCAGCCCCTTGGATGTTGTATGCTTGCAGAACTACAATCAGTTACTTGAAATCGTTGGGGTTTGATGTACTAGATGATGTAATAGATCATGGATATGAAAATACCTATCAAACAGGAGTCAACGGGGCTGATAAAATTCAAGACTGGCTAAAATATGCAGTTCAAAATTTAAGACACGCTAGATCATATCCCAATTTGGCTGTTCGATGCCAGCAAGCTGCCATACACAATCAACAATTACTTGCAGCCTGGCAAAAACGCTGGCCCTTGGATTTTTCTACCTGGCTGCCCTCTGCGATCAATGCGCTAAATATGCAACTACAGGATTAAATCATGGCAGAACAGCAAGACACATTATCTCAACTCAAGCAAAATCTCAATGAGTATGTACAACTTCAGCTGGGTGCACAGATCATTGATCTGGAACTTGATCCCGAGCACTACGAAGCCGCGTATCAAAAAACCATTGGCACCTATCGTCAACGTGCCAATAATGCCTATGAGGAAAGTTACAGCTTCTTTTACTTGGTCAAAGACGAAAACGTTTACACACTGCCTCAAGAAGTCATCAGTGTGCGACAGTGTTTTCGTAGAACGTTTGGTGATGCCACAGGCCCATACGCAAGTAATTTTGATCCGTTCAGCCAGGCCAGCTTGAATGTTTATTTGATGAACTTCAACGTGTCTGGTGGCCTGGCCACTTACGACTTTTATTCACAGTATGTAGAACTGGCTGCTAGAATGTTTGGTGGGTACATGAACTACACCTACAATCCTGTCACAAAGAAGTTGCAGTTGATTCGTGATCCCAAAAACACCGGAGAAGCTGTGTTGCTATGGACTTACAACTTGAAACCAGAAATCAACTTGCTCAGCGATTTCCAAATCCAACAATGGATCAAGGACTACATGGTAGCCAACTGCAAGATGATCATTGGTGAAGCACGTGAGAAGTTTGGGCAAATTGCAGGCCCACAAGGCGGCGGTACCCTAAATGGCACTGCCATGAAAGCCGAAGCCAAAGAAGCCATGGCTGATCTCATTGGTCAATTGGTAAACTATGTGGATGCCAGCCAGCCATTAACTTGGGTAATTGGTTAATTGACAACGTCACAGTGACCTGCTATAATACAGCATGGACTTGATGATTGACATGGAAGGCCTTGCTACAGGCCCTGAAACTTGTATTCTCACTATTGCCGCACAAGGTTTTGATCCTCTTGGCGATGGCTACTACCCTGACAAGTTTTACTATGCCAGGGTTGATCTTGAAAGCCAACCCAATCGTAAAATTGAACAAGGCACCATAGAGTGGTGGGCCACACAAAAAGAAGCACAAGCAGAAGCCTTTGCTGAAGAAGGTCGTATACCTTTGGACGAGGCACTGGACGGATTAGGTAAACTGATTTGGCACTCCAAGCGTATCTGGGCCCAAGGTCCCACGTACGACATGACCATCTTGGAGCATGCTTACAAAAGCTACAACAAACCCATTCCCTGGCAGTACTACTCAGTGCGGGACAGTCGCACAGTGTTTGGGTTGTGGCCAGGCTTAGAAAAGCCCCCTACAAGCCATCATGCATTAGAAGATTGCCGCAGACAAATTGGCCTGTTGCAAGACACACTTAAATACTTCAAAATAAAGGAACTGGCATGATCATTGGCATCTGTGGATTCATTGGCTCGGGCAAGGACACCATTGCAGATTACCTAGTTAATTTGCATCACTTTCGTAGAGAAAGTTTTGCCAACAGCCTTAAAGATGCTGTAGCACAGGTGTTTGGGTGGGACAGAACCATGCTGGAAGGCCGCACCAAACAGGCCCGCGAGTGGCGTGAAGTACGTGATGAGTGGTGGAGCAATCGATTGGGCTTAAATATTACCCCGCGTTGGGTGCTACAGCAGTGGGGCACAGAAGTATGTCGTCGTGGGTTTCATGATGACATCTGGATTGCTGCACTAGAAAACAAGTTACGCAACAGTCAAGATGATGTGGTGATCAGTGACTGCCGCTTCCCCAATGAAATTACTGCCATTAGAGCAGCCGGGGGCAAAGTCATTAGGGTAGTGCGTGGGCCTGAACCTGATTGGTATCAAGATGCTGTGAATGTCAACGAAGGTCGGGGTAACATGAGTTGGATGATCAGTCGTGAGCGACTAAAAACTCTAAAAATTCATGCATCAGAAACTGCTTGGGTAGGCACAAAATTTGATTTAGTATTAGACAACAATGGTACGCTGGATCACCTATACCAACAAGTCAAGCAGTTGGCTACTGGTCAGGCTCAAGATCACCCGGCAGCCAAGTAGAGTCATATCTGTGTAGGTCAGCTACACAATTCAAACACACTGTTTTTAAGTTCCTTAACTCACAGTTGTCAAGATTACCGTCTACATGAAACACCAATAACTGACTGTGGTGTCTTGCTTTAAACCCACATCGATCACATGTGGGTTTTTTCTTGTAGCCTGCTGCTTCCCATCTTGGCACACGCCGTTTGATTCCTTTGCCCTTGCGTAAACATGTTTCGCATCTTGATCGGTAATGCACACGATCTTCTTTGATATAATTAATAGCACACAGACGTTGGTTGCAGGCTTGACATACTGGTCTTTTCATGCTGTATTTATAGTGGACCTTTGCCAAAGGGCGTCGTAAAGCACTGTTTTTGCCGGTTGCCAATAAATATTAGAACTTGAAAAGGACCCCACTATGGCTCTAGTATCTCCAGGCGTAGAAGTAACAGTAATTGACGAGAGTCAATACATTCCTTCAGCTGTTAACACAGTCCCGTATTTTGTAATTGCCACTGCTCAGAACAAAGTTTCTGGCGACGGTATTACTGTTGCTGCCGGCACCACCGCAGCCAACGCCAACAAAACATATCTAATCACCAGTCAACGAGACTTGGTTGCCACATTTGGCGTACCATTCTTTTACAACACCACAACTGGTACACCAATCAATGGTTACGAGCTTAACGAATACGGTTTGTTGGCTGCATACTCAGCATTGGGTGTTACAAATCGTTGCTATGTTCAACGTGCTGACATTGATTTGACCGAACTCACCGCCAGTTTGAGTCGTCCTACTGGTGCTCCAGACGACGGCGCATATTGGATAGACACTAGTGTTTCTCAATGGGGACTGCAAGAGTGGAATCAAACTACCGGAACTTTCACTGTTAAAACACCATTGGTATTGACCAGTGCTGACGACATGACTGATTGGGACGGTGGTGATTTTACTCCAATACCAAGTCTTGGTAACATCGGCGATTATGCCATTACTATTCCCCCATACAATCCAGCTTCTTTAACACCTGATGATTACACTCACATCAATGGTTACTATAAAAATAGTGGAAACATTTGGGTATTGTTGGGCGACGAACCCTGGCAACAATCTTGGCCCACTATTACCGGTACCAATGCACCGTCTACCGCTAGCTTGAATGCTATTGCTGGTGCTCAAATGACCATTAATGATTCGGTTGTTACATTGCCTGCAGGTGGTGTATCAGCATTGGCATCAGCCATTAATGCTGCGGCCATTACTGGTATTACCGCAGCTGCCGTAGGCGGCAAACTGACAATCTATGCTGACCGTAATGCTACAAATGACGGTTCCTCACTGACTTACCCCATGGGCGTGGCCAGCATTGAGCCTTCTGGTGCACAAGGCGGCGCATTGTTTACTGCATTGGGATTGACATCTGGTGAATATTCAGCACCACTATTTTTATCTGCTTACAGTTATCAAGTTCCAAACTGGCGCACAACTGGACCAAATGGCGGTTCCCCAACTGGCTCTGTATGGAATAACGAAAGCGCCGCCAACAATGGTGTTAATATTGTGGTTAAGCGATACAGTGCTACATTGGCTGATTGGATCACACAAGATTGTCCAGTTTTTGCAAACGATGCTACAGCAAACTATATCCTTGATCCCAGTGGTGGTGGTAAAAATATTCCTGAAGGCACAATCATTGCCCAATCCAGTGCACAATTTTACTTAACTACTCCAGTTGATAACTTCAGTTATGTAATTTTGCAACGTGCAGCTTTTGGTGCCACCATAGTTACAGGCACTGAACAAAGTCCAACGTTTACTAGTGGCAACTCATTTAGCATTTTTGCATCTGAACCTGGGTCAACCACACTCAGCGGCACATCTGGTAATGCAGTATTAGCCGGTACAACTCCAGCTGCCTTCTGCGCAGCAGTTAGTGCAGCCAATGTGCCATATGTTTCAGCATCAGTCAACAGTGCTGGTAACATTGTGATCACACACAGTCAAGGCGGCAGTATTCTCTTGCAGAACGTTTTGGGAACACCAGTGACCTCAGCTGGCTTCACAGATGCAACACCTTTCTGCAGACCACCCAGCGGCACTACAAATGGTATTGTTCTCAGTAACTGGGTAACACAACCTGACTTTGAATACACTGCCAGCGACACAGCACCAGATCAAGATCCTGCTGATGGCCGTTTGTGGTATTACAGTTCAGTAGACGACTGTGACATCATGATCAATACTAGTTCTGGTTGGAGAGGTTACCAAAACGTCACCAATGATGTACGAGGATTTGATCTAAGTCTCACCAACGCCAGCGGACCTATCGTGGCACCCACAGCGCCTGCCAGTCAAAACAACTCAGCTCAAAGCGCATTGGTATATGGTGATTTGTGGATTGACTCAAGTGATTTAGAAAACTATCCTGTAATATATCGTTGGGAATCAGTTGATAACACAGATCAGTGGGTGTTGGTAGACACTACTGACCAAGTTACAGAAAATGGTGTGTTGTTTGCTGACGCACGTTGGGCTCCTAACGGAACAACTGACCCCATTGCTGATCCAATCCCAACCATTGTGAGCTTGTTGACTTCTAACTATTTGGATCTTGACGCTCCTGACTACACATTGTATCCACAAGGTATGCTGTTGTGGAATACTCGTCGCAATGGCTACAATGTCAAGAGTTTCCAAGTCAATTACTTTAACTCAACAACTTTCCCCGATGACACATTGCCCAGCGTCAAGAACACATGGCTCACTGCCAGTGGCAACAAAGACAATGGTAGCATGTACTCAGGCCGTCAAGCTCAGCGCAAGATGGTGGTAGCAGCCATGAAGAGTGGCATTGATACCAGCATTGCAGCTCGCGAAGAGCAAAATGGCTTTAACTTGGTTTCAACTCCTGCTTACCCAGAGTTGATTCCCAACATGATTGCTCTCAGCAATGAGCGTGGTAACACCTTGTTTGTAATTGGTGATACACCAATGCGTCTTGGTGCTGACGGCAACAGCTTGGTTGAGTGGGCTACAAACAACAATGGTCTTGGTACAGCAACAGAAGATGGTCAAGTGGCAACCAGCAACTACGCTGCAACATTCTATCCCAGCTGCCAGACTTCAGACCTCAGTGGCAACACAGTGGTAGCTCCTCCAAGTCACATGATGGTGCGCACAATCCTGCGCAGTGATGCAGTGAGTTATCCATGGTTGGCACCTGCTGGCACACGTCGCGGTGTAGTAGACAACGCTATAGCTATTGGATACATTGATTCTGCAACTGGTGAATTCCAGTCATTGAGCGTGGGCCAAGCTGTGCGTGACATCTTGTACGAGCGTAATGTAAACCCAATTACCTTTATTCCGGGTGTGGGTATTACCAACTTTGGTAACAAAACATCGACCACAACTACCACAGCACTGGATCGTATCAACGTTGCACGCTTGGTTGCATTCTTGCGTGGCAGACTAGAAGAAATTGGTAAATTGTTCTTGTTTGAACCCAATGATCAAATCACACGTAATGAAATCACCAACACTGTTGACAGTTTGATGATTGACTTGATTGCTAAACGAGCAATCTATGACTACTTGGTTGTTTGCGATTTGAGCAATAACACACCAGCACGTATTGATCGCAACGAGCTTTGGGTTGACATTGCTATTGAGCCAGTGAAAGCTGTGGAGTTTATCTACATTCCATTGCGTATTAAGAATACTGGTGAAATCTCTGGCGGAGCAGCCGGCTAAAAAAGGGTGGCTCAACCGGGCCATCTTTTTAGGTAAATAAACATATAGGAGATAACAAATGGCAAGTGCATCACTAAACAAAATGACAGTACCCTTGGCGAGCGACCAGAGCGCGACCTCGCAAGGCCTGTTGATGCCCAAACTCAAATATCGCTTTAGAGTGATGTTTGAAAACTTGGGAATTTCAAAGCCCACTACAGAAATGACCAAGCAGGTAATCAGTTTTACTCGACCCAACTTGAGTTTTGAAGAAATTTCTGTGCCTGTGTACAACAGCACAGTGAAACTGGCTGGCAAGCCCACATGGGCAGATGCCACCTGTGAAATTCGCGATGATGCCAGCGGCAAAGTTGCTAGTTTGGTTGGCGAACAGTTGCAAAAGCAAATGGACTTTTTGGAAATGGCTTCAGCTGCTTCTGGTATTGACTACAAGTTCTTGACCAAAGTTGAAGTACTTGACGGCGGCAACGGCGCAGTGGCCCCTATAGTTTTGGAGACCTGGGAACTGTATGGATGCTACCTCAAGAGTGCTGATTACGGCGCATTGAACTATGGTGAAAGTGCACCAGTCACAATTAACTTGACCATTGCTTATGACAATGCAAGCCAAGTTCCAAGTGCTACTGGACAAGCTACTGGCGTGGGCATTGCTATTGCCAACGCTTTGAGAACTGCTTCAGGTACTGTGACCGGCGCTGGCCAAAGCTAATAAGGATAACTTATGGCCAACGGTGGCGGCCCATTTGGTATTGGCAACCAGATACTCAAGGGCTTTATTGGCAATGATACCTTGCGTGATTACACTCACGCAAGTAAAACTTTTACCAGCAACAGTTATGAACTCAAGCCTAGGTACAAGTTTTTATATCATGTCAGCTTTACTATCAACACCAATGAAATTCCTTATCTCCGTGGGGTGTTTGGTAATAATGAAAGTGCTAAATTAAGTCTATTGGTCAAAACCATAGACCTTCCAAAGTTTCAAATTGCAACGGAAACACTTAACCAGTACAACCGCAAACGCATTATTCAGAAGAAAATTGATTACCAACCTGTGAACCTGGTGTTCCATGATGATGGCGGCGACAATGCCCGACGTCTTTGGTACTACTACTATTCCTACTACTACAAAGATCCCACACAACAATACTTGGCGCCAAACAACACCAACGGCAGTGTGGGTGCTAGTCAAAACCGCCAGGCTGGATTTGGATACAACACTAGAGATATCTACAGTGATGTGATGCAAGTCAAGGACTGGGGTTACAGTGGCGAGGCCTGGCAAGATGGTACCCCGGGTGCTGGTGCAAACAACACCGGCGGCAAGCCTCCATTTTTTAGTGACATTAGAATATATGGTCTTGACCAACGCAAGTTTGCAGAGTATGTGTTGATCAATCCAGTCATACAGTCTTGGAGCCATGATACCTATGATTACTCACAAGGTGGTGGCACCATGCAACACTCTGTGACCATTGCTTACGAAACTGTGAAGTATTACTCAGGTGCAGTGGGAGCATCTAGACCTGACACCAACGTTGAAGGATTTGCAGATCCATCACATTACGACACCACATTGAGTCCTATTTCAAGACCAGGTGGCAACTCAACTATTTTTGGCCAAGGCGGCTTGCTGGAGGCTGGTGTTGGTATTTTGGGTGATTTGCAAAGTGGCGGCCCTGGCGGTTTAATTGGTGCAGCGCAAAAGGCCATGAGAGTGGCCAACACATTCAAAGGCAAAAATCTTGCCAGCCTGGCCAAGAACGAAGCTTTGTCTTTGGGCGTTAACCAAATTATACAAGCCATACCTGGCGCCACTAGGCAAGTTATGAATCGAGCTGGTGGTGTGTTTATACCCACGCCACAGAAAACTCCGCAATCAGCATCGCCTCCGTTTAATCCTAACGAACCATGAGCACAGTAAACTACGCTAATACAAACATTGATCAAACTGTGAGAATTTTTGATCAATTCTATGAATATGATGTCAATGTACCTGCAGCCGAGTATGACATTGTAAACAGTTATTTCCGCAGTGTGATGACCACCACACAAGCAGCTGGCAACTTTACTGTGAGTTTGTTTAGAGTTGCTGAAGACACTGGAATACCTCCACTGTCTTTACTGAAAGAGTTCCAAGGTACTTCAGGGCTAAACTTAAACGTCAAGTTGGCTTACTATCTAAATCAAATTCGCAGTAGAGCCACATTGTTGGGAGTGGGCATATCAGTCACACCCAATGCCTATGCTGCTAGAAACATATTGCAATGAGCAAATGGGCACAGGGTTTTTATCAAATCATTAACTCAGAAAAGTACGTAGGCAACGGCGTACCCCGTTATCGCTCAGGGTGGGAACACAGCTTCATGCGTTTTTGCGATACCAATGACCACATTTTGCAGTGGGCCAGCGAAGCAGTACAAATACCCTACAGACATCCACTAACTGGCAAGCAAACAATTTACGTGCCAGACTTTCTCATTACCTATCGCACTCGGGGCAACACAGTCAAAGCAGAGTTGATTGAAATCAAGCCCAAAAAACAAAGTGTGTTGGAAAGCAAAATGAACAGCCGAGATCGAGCTGTGGTTGCCATCAACTATGCCAAATGGGACGCTGCCATGAAGTGGTGTCGCCGTCAAGGACTCACATTCAGAGTCATAACCGAAAACGATATGTTTCACAATGGCCGTGCGTAATACCATAAATATGGTATGACCCGCAAACTAGAAGAGCTGTTTGACTTACCTCCAACTGAACAAGAAATAGATGCTGCTGTGCCTGAATTGGCCAGCAACAGAGATACCATTGTGGCCCTTGATCAAGCCATAGACAAAATTGATTCAGCACTGCCTGCTGTGCGTGGCCTAGACGCCACTGACTCAGAAATGGATGAACTAGCTGACTTGGCCAAAGGCAGCTACAAGGATCTCATGGATCTTGGCATGCAGGTAGACAGCAGATTTGCTAGCGAAATATTTGGCGTGGCATCAAACATGCTAGGGCATGCAATTACAGCCAAAACAGCCAAGTTAGACAAAAAACTCAAGATGATTGATCTACAACTGAAAAAAGCCAGGCTAGATCAATCACAACCTGATGAAAAACCCACACAGCCTGGCACAGGACATGTGTTGAGTCGTAACGAACTGTTGGAACGTATTATTGGTGCTAACAACCAAAAAGCGCAAAAAGAATAAATATTGAACAGGAACCTGACATGAAACCATTTGCCAAATATCTAGCAGAAAGCGAGCGCACATACGATTATCGTATCAAGATGTGCGGTCGCATTCCAGATGGCCTTGTACGTGAACTCAAACAAAAGTTGAATCAATTTGATCCAGCCAAGTTGGGCGATGCCAAGACCACACCCATACAAAAAATTCTCACAGACTTTCCGAACAATCAGAATGATGCTGTGACAATGTTTGATGTGAGTTTTAAATATCCTGCTATTGAACCGCAGATCAAACAGTTGTTTCAAATGCTAGGTGGTGATCCCAATCTTATCGTCATGCAAACGCAAGCTCATGTTGATGGCTTGGTTGACGAAGCAGACAAGATTGAATCTGAAAACAAAGACCTGTTAGCAGACACAGACTACCCAGCACCTGATGCTGCTCAGCGAGCACTGAAAAAAGACTACTCAACTGGTCCGTATGATCATGCTGTGTTGAAAAATGCTTACCGTAGTGATTTTACCATTGCTGGAGAAAAGACTCCCCCTGCTAAAACTACAAATGAGATTCCCCAGGGCAACAAGAGCCCCATGACCAACATCAAGCGTCAACCCAAGCCTGCTACCGGCGCCAACCCAAGAGGATAATTGAAATGACATTTTTTTACAACTTAAACAAAAAGCTGGACGAGATCCGCGCCACTCCTGAACTCACTCACAAGCAGTTAAATGAACGTGACATGAGCCGTGCGGCCAAAGGCTATGAAAAGTACGGCAAAGAAGGTATGGAAGCCTTGGCCAAAGCTGGCCGTGAAGGCAAAGCATTAGACCCAATTCGCAACAAGTACGACAAGTATGACAACAAAGAAGTAGACGAAGGCATGGGCGACATGATGGCAACTGCTGGTGCTAAGTTAAAAGGTTTAAAAGCCAACATTACCAAGAATCCTGCTGATCGACAATCTGCGGTTGATGCTCACAGAGGGATCATGAAGAAAGAACTTTCAAAAGTTAAGCCTGGCGACCGTCCTGAACTTGGAGGCCCGTCAGAGCGTTATCGTAATGCACAGCACAGTATGGCTACGCATAAAATTGGTCTAGATAACAACATGGAAGAAGGCATGAGAGACATGGCCAAGAAAGTTGGCGGTATGGCCAAGAAAGTTGGCGGCGCTGTGTTGAACAAACTGGGCCACGGCGACGATGCTGACATGATGCGTGACTTGCAACGCAAGATGGGTGTGCCACAAACTGGTATGAAGCCAGGCGCCGAACCCAATCCCAAGCAAGTTAAAGAAAAAATGTCACCAACTAAGGCCAAAAGTTTTGCTGCACTTGCTGAGCCCAAAGACAAAATTACTTTTGCTGACAAGATTGCTGGTGCCAAAAAAGAAGTTGACGAAATGCTAGGCGATGTAGCCGCAGAAGCCATGAAGGGCGCACTGCGTGGCGGTCAAAAGAAATTGGACAAAAATCACAACGGCAAACTAGACGCTAACGACTTTGCTATGTTGCGCAAAGGCGGCAAACAAGAAACTGACGAAGGCTGGGATGACATGCTTAAAGACGTCGATCGTCGACGTGGGCAAATGAAAACTGGCGAAAAGATCAAAGGTCACAAAGGCGAAATTGAAAAGACTGCCACTGGCATTCGTCACACACGTAGCTATGATTCCAAAACTGGTGAAACTGACACTGGTGATGATACTCCAGCATCAGGAGAAAAACGCGGTCGTGGTCGTCCCAAGAAAGCTAGCGGACCATCACAAGAACGTGTGACTGCAAAATCTCGCAAATCAGATCGTACCACATGGCAAAAGAAAACCAACGAAAGTGACAACGAAAGCGACGACGTCAAACAGGCCATGGCCGTGTTGAAAAAAGCCGGCTATAAAGTTAGCAAAGCAGCCGCAGGTGCTGAAGAGCTTGACGAAAAAGCAGTAAGCAAAGCACAACAACGTTTTATGGGCATGGTGCATGCCACACAAAAAGGTGAAAAAGCTCCCAGCAAAGAAGTTGGCAAAGTTGCCAAGACCATGAAGAAAAAAGATGCTGAAGATTTTGCAAGTACCAAACACAAAGGTTTGCCAGAGAAGAAAAAATCTGAAGCCAAGAAAGAAAAAACCGAAGAGTCTAGCACCACAGCAGGTTCTGTAGCACCTGCCACTTCTGGTGGCAGCAAAGGTGGATTTAGTTTTGGCAAAGGCATTTATGATTCAATCAATCGTGATCTTGAGGCCATGATTGCCGAAAGCATGAGCGTGAACATGAGTGACTCCACAGAAGGTGGCAAGAGCCTGACCATCACAGCGTCTGACGAAGATGCACTTAAATTAGGCATGCTGTTGAAAAACGCAGGTCTTGGCGGTGGCGATGACGAAGGCAGCTACATGGGCAGTAAAGTTTCTTGCCCAACCTGTGGCAGCGGCGATTGCGGCTGTGGTGACATTGAAAAAGAGATTGATGAAAACGCACCAGACTGGCCCACAGACAAAGAAGGTACAGAAGATTCTATGATGTATAGTGGTGGATTGAACGGGCCCAAGTCAACTGGTCAGACCACTGTGCCTGTGATTGCTAGCCAGGAAGAACGTCAACACACATACGAAGAAGATGAACTGGCACGTTTGCGTGAAATGGCCGGTATCAAAGAAGGCAAAAAGCCAGACTTCTTGGACATGGACAAAGATGGCGACAAAAAAGAGCCCATGAAGAAAGCTGTCAAAGACAAAGAAGACAAAAAAGTTGAAGAAAGCATTCTTGACTTGAGTCATCTTTGGACAGCCTACAAGGGGTAAACTATGACATACAAACCTTACAATGAAAATTTAAACACACCCACCCAGCAGAATCCTCACAGTCCTGCTACCAGTGGGTACAAGCAACAACCAGTGGAAATTCCTGGAGTGTTGCATCAAACACGTGAGTTGTTTCAACCTGTGGTGATTCAACCCAATCAGGATAGCAAATAATGGCCAATGTATACACATCACTGAGCAATGCCACAGTGTACACTGACAAGTTAGAAATTACCACTAACGCAGCCAATGCCTGGGTGCAAGTGTATGCAGTTGCATTGGGCACAGCCGCCGCAGTTGGTAACTTGTATAATGTGCCATTTAATATTCCAGCTAACACTGTATACCAGCTGTATGCGGGATCAGGTAACAAAGTCACTGTTGTGTGCTCAGGAACATTCACTGCACTTGAGCTTGGAACAGCCAGTTCAGCCACATCTGGAGTGATTGGTGGCGGCAGCTGATCATGCGAGCTCGCGAATTTTTGGCAGAGAAAAAAGTTGGCGATATCAGCAATCGTCTGCGATATGCCACTCGCGGCTTGCATAAATTTCGCGATGGTCAGTTTGCTGACCGTATCTATGAACTCAATCGTATCATGATGGCTGTGGCCAGCAATGATGGTCAAGAATTTGTAAATGAAATTGATGCCGAAAGCTGGGCTGGTAGAAACGATGTGGCAGCACCTTACACTCAAGAAGAAGCTGACATGTTGAAGTTGGCTTACAAAGCCGTGGGTAGCAAACACCATGATCTCAACCATGGTGACATGCGCAGCCAAGAACATCCTGCTGTAAATGTTGCCAGTCCCATGCAAGCATTCAAAGGGTATCCGCGATGAGAGCTCGTGAATTCATTGCTGAACAAGCAGCTATTTTGCCATCAGAGCAAGCAGACCCTATGCGTTACACTTATGTAATCCCTGGACTCAGTGCCGCTGATCCCTATCGCAATTATAGATTTGGTGTGGCCATTGCTCGAGCAAGAAGTGATCATGGAAAAGATGGTGTAAATGATCGTATGCCAGCCTGGCACGATGAAACAGCATTTGGCGAACACGGTGTCATAGCCGGCATGGTACCCGGCGTCGACAAGGTAATTGACGCTGCATTAAAAATGACCAAAACCCCTGGCGGCAAACGACTAGTATCTACTCCCACTAGTACAGAGCCAGACTTTGTAGACAAAACAAGCCCAATAAAAGCATTCAAAGGATATCCAAGATGAGAGCAGCAGAAATACTACGCCAAATGGCCGACATGATTGACGCAAAATCGCAACCACAGCAAGTAGCACATTCGCACAGCCCGCCTGGTAATTCAGATTTGGTTCCAGTGCCAACAGATGTATTCTTGCCACCCTTGCAAGGCAAGTACGAGTTGCTGAAAAAAGCAGTAGGCGTTGAAAACGAATTTGACGAAAATGCTGCCAACATTGACAAAGATCCTGAAGCTTCAAATCACAAAGTCACTCCCATGAGCACTGACGAAACTGATGCTTTAGAACGCATGAAAAAAGCTGCCGGAGTAAATGCATTTGTCACACACGAACTCAGCGACGACGAACCGTTAGAAAATTAAGGAGTCTGCGATGAGCTTTATCCAGAACCTTTTTACCAGCCGAGACAACAACGCCAACGCTGAGACCTATGTGGGTCAGCAAGATCGACTGTGGTGGAATCCTGATGTTAACGCATTTTACGTTAACACTGCTAATACGCCAGGCGGAACTCCTGTGAGTTTGGCCAACACTGCCAACATTGTTTTAGATACAGCAACTATTACAGGCAATCTCACAGTGTTAGGCAACATATCCCCTGCTGCTAATAACAAAGTTGGCGGTATTGCACCTGGACCGGGTATTAACATTTCTAACATTGGTCTGCTCACAATTGACTCGGCTGGTCTGCCTGTTAGTTTTGGAGACTTTTATGCTAACGTAAATCAGTTGAGCATGGTCAATGAGAATGAAGCCATGTACTTGGTATCTAATGGTACAGGCAATATCAATCTCATTGGCGGTGTAAACTTCTACAAACCCAACGGATTTCCTCCATCTACGGAACCTTTTTTTAGAGCCAAGAGTGACGGACAATTGAGAATTTTAGTGCCAGCCGAAGATCCCATTGAAGGTGGTATAGAAATCATTGGAAGTTCCACAGGCAATTACATTGCCCCAGGCGCCTCTGGTGCCATGCTACAACTCACAGGAAATCCTGGGATACCGACTCGCTTTTATATAGACGGCAATGGTGAATATTCCAGTATTGTAGGTCGTCGATACAACGGCAATGTTGCTGTGCCCACGCAGGTCCTAGCTGGACAAGATGTGTTACGAATCAACTCAACTGCGGCCACAAATCTTGGCGGCGGCAACGTGGGCAACGTGGCCATGGCACAGATTCGTACCACAGCATTGGAAAATCAAACAGCCACAGCACAAGGTTCGTCAATCACGTTTACTGTCACAGCCATTGGATCGGCAGCAAGTGCCAGAGTAGATGTGGCCAATGTCACAGTGGCCAACGGCATCACAGCTACCAAATTTACCACTGCTGGCACAGTATCAGCTACTGGTAACATCACTGGTGGTAACTTAACCACAGTGGGCATTACATCAACTGGATCATTGACTGCGTCAACCACAATCAGTGCTACAGGCAATATCACTGGTGGCAATGTAGCAGCCACCAACTACACTGGTTTGGTTACTCACTCAATTCGTAATGCAGGTGTTGTAACTGGCACCACGTTGACATTGAATGTTACCACAGACGACATTGTCAAATGCACTTTTTCTGATGCTTTTACAGTGGCATTCAGCAATATTGTTGCTGGCAGAGTAATTACACTTATTGCCACCAATACCTCTGGTGCTGATACTGACATTATCACTGCAGGCATTAGCAGTGTAAACATGCAAGGTGATAATACACTTGTGGTTGCACAACAAAGCACAGCAGTAATTACCTACTACAGTCTTGACGGTGACACTGGTAACATCTATGCCTCAGCAGTTTACGCTTAAAATTTTAAAGAACTAACCAATGGCCAATACACCACCACCCTACGCAGACATCACAGGCATCTCTCGTGCTGTGATGAAAGACAATGCACAAGTGACATTAGCAGGCTACAACGGTAATGCCAGACCTGGCGAACTGGTAGTTGACCAAAGTACTGATCAGGTATACATTGGCAACAGTGCAGGCGCATTAACACAGATTGCTGCTGGTATCAGAAACGGTGGATCTAGCGGATTGCCTGCAGGATTTTATCAAATGGCCTACAATCCTACCACGGGTGAAATTGTTTACTACACTTAATATCAATATGAAAAAACTCTTACTACTCTTGTTGATCGTTCCTTGCTTGGCCGTTGCACAACCCAAACAACGACCTGGTGTGACCTATGACGCTGTGATCACTAGAGTCATAGACGGTGACACAGTGGCTTTTCAAGCACCCTTTCTACCAGCACCTCTCAAGCCCGAACTCTCAATCAGAGTTTTTGGTGTTGACACTCCTGAAAAAGGATTCCGCGCTCAGTGTGCTAGTGAAGCACAGCGTGGCGAAGCAGCCTCGGCCTTTACTAAAGCAGCCGTTGCTCAGGCGTCACAACGACAAGTAGTGCTCATGGACTGGGACAAGTATGGTGGCCGTGTGCTAGGAGATGTCTTGTTAAACGGACAAAGTCTACGTCAAATGCTTATTGCCAACGGGTTTGCCCGAGAATACTACGGCGAAGCTAAAACTTCTTGGTGCAACTAAAACGCCCGTAAATACGGGATGAAAGAATTTTATTGCGCTGCCCCCTGGCGTGGCCTGCATATCAATCCCCGAGGCGATGTAAAAACCTGCTGTGCTGGCAACCCCAACATGCTGGGCAACCTCAATACCCAAACCATTGAGCAAATACTTAATAGCAATCTCATGACAGAGATACGCACCAGTTTGGCCAAAGGTGAGCCACACGAATACTGTTCTAACTGTGTGCGAGCCGAACGCTTTGGTGCAGATTCTGAACGCCAGTGGCACAACAATGTGAATCCCAACTTTGACTATACCACAGCCGGAGATCAGTATCACTATCCTGTGATTGTGGATGTGCGTTGGAATACTACATGCAACTTGAGTTGCAATTACTGCGGCGAAGCATGCAGTTCAAAATGGGCCAGCCTCAAAGGCATTCCATTCAAGTCAGGTGCCCGGCCCTATTATGATAGTGTATGCGACTTCATTGAACAGCATTATGAACACATACACGAAGTAGCACTGGTGGGCGGTGAGCCACTGTTGCTGCCAGAAAACAACAGACTGCTGGACGTTATACCTAAAGATGCTATAGTTACACTAATCACAAACTTGAACGTGGACTTAGATTCAAACAAGATATTCCAAAAGTTATCAACTCGCAACCGAGTTGGTTGGAGCATGAGCTTTGACAACACAGGCGAACGAGTGGAGTATGTGCGACACGGTGCCAGTTGGGAGTTGATCAAAGAGAATCTTTCAAAGATCAAACATCTAATGACCACACAAGGACAGTGGGGCGGCATTCATGCTGTGTACAACATCTACAATGCTACACGCATCTGCGAACTACGACAGTTTGCTGAAGAAACAGGTACCACAGTGCTGTGGCAAAACTTGTTTCAGCCTGAATACCTTGATCCATTTTTGCATGGTGCAGGTGTTGCACGAGAAGCCATAGCAGAGATTGAACGATTCTATGAGATGAACATTGCTACACCCGCTGAACGTCAGTTCTTTGACAATGCACTGACCACTTATCGCAATAGATTGAATGAAGACAAAGTCAGCAAAATTGACATGGATTTTTGGCGACACATACACGACAATGAGTCTAAGTATCATCCAGACAAAGCTGGTGAATTTCAACGACTGTGGCCAGAATTGGCATTCCTATGCAAATAACACCAGTTGATCAAGATCACAATTTGTTTGCAATCATAGATTTGGTTCCGCAATCATTGGTGGACAAAATCTTAGAAACTGATTGGCTGAATATGCCTTGGCAACGTCAAGAAGGCCAAGAATCTTGGCCCAGACGTCGGATTGACAATTGTGCGCTGTCATGGATAAGTGAATGGGATCAGTATCTTGAACAACACATAGCCGACATTGAACAAGGCATCGGCCGAAAACTCAATGGCTATCAAGGCACAGCCTGGTGGTTAGACGAGCCAGGGTTCACCTGCGCCATGCACACTGATGGTGAATTGCCAGGAGCAATGCAGCTGACTTGGATTGGAGCAGACAGTAGATTGGGCACCGCGTTCTATCACTACAAAAATGACGAGACTTTGCGGTATCAGTTTCCCATGCAACCTAACTCTGGCTATATCATGATAAACACACCAGACAGTTGCGGCACTAGGCATTTACAATGGCACGCTATGTTAACGCCAGTACCCATCAATACTTTTAGGCTGTGCAGTTACAGCTGGCTATCGGAGAAATTATGATTACACAAAGTCCCACATTTTGCTCAGCACCTTGGACCAGTCTCAATATTGATCAAACTGGTCTAGTGTTTCCTTGCATGCATTCGGGTTATGAACTGGGCAACATCAAACAAAAACCCATACAAGAAATTTTGCTTGACCAACCCTTGCAGGAATTAAAAACAGCCATGGCTCAAGGCAAATGGCATCAAGCCTGCACTTGGTGCAAGCGTCTAGAAGACACTACTGGCAGCAGCGGACGTACAGTGCGTGAACTCAGTGCTAAGTCGGCTGCTGAAATTGATGCCAACATTGACTGGTTTGGTCTAGAACACATTGTGGTTAACTGGAGTAATCTTTGCAATCTTACCTGTGTGTATTGTAATCCAGAAACGTCTACAGCCTGGCAAAGTGTCAAACGCATACCTATAAATCATGTCAAGAACGAACATCAAGATCTAATTGAACTAGCCCAAACACACGGACATACCATACGTGGACTCAGTTTAGGCGGCGGCGAACCATTGTTGCAAAAAGGATTGTTAGAATTCTTGAAACATTTGGATTGTAACAAAGTCAATGCTATGGTAACAACCAACCTCAGTGTAGACATAGCGTCAAACCCCATCTATCAAGAACTGCGAGAGTGGAAGAATATTAGATGGATGATCAGCTTTGACAATGCTGACAAACAAAAATTTGAATATGTACGTAACGGTGCTGACTGGGATCAGTTTGTGCAAAATATTGCGCAACTCAAACAAGATCGTCAGTTTGTGTGGGCTCACCCTGCTTATTCAATATACTGTGCACTGGATCTTGTTGAATACTATGATTTTTGCGATCAACAGCAACTGGATATTTTTTGGTGCGAACTCAATCATCCCTGGGAATTAGATATACGCCGCCAGCCAGCCAAGGCCAGATTAGAAGCTGTGGAAGAGATTGATAAGTGCGTGGCCAAGTATGGCCAGCGGCCAGGCATGAGCACTGACGCACTGTTGCGTTATCGTCGCACACTGTTAGATACTAGCTATCTTGAAAACATCAGATATGAGTGTCGCACACTTGACTGGCACAAAAACATCGAGCAAGAACTGAAAAAAACAGTGACCTTTCCACAACTGTGGCCCAAGCTTTCGGAGTTAATATCATGATTTTTGAACGACCACCTTGGCACCCTGGAAAAAATTTAGCTGGTACTGAGCTTGAATGGCTGCCTACTGACACCAAAGAAAATTTTGACAAACTCATGCAAGACAGCAAGCATCGGCAGTACTTTCACGACAAAGGTTGGGATCAGCCTGGTGCCATTACCTATCGTTTTAATACTCAAGGATTTCGCTCTGAGGAATTTGTGCCCGGGGACTGGATATTGGCCATGGGTTGCAGTTACACCATGGGCATTGGTTTACCGATACAAGACTTGTGGCCAACTTTGGTGGGTCAGGCGCTGGGATTAAAAGTTGCCAATATTGCCTGGCCCGGCTCTAGTGCAGATACCTGTTTTAGATTGGCTGAGTATTGGATTAAAAGATTAAAACCCAAAGCAGTGTGTATGTTGGTGCCACCTTGGCATAGAATTGAATTGCTCATGGATCCGGCGGCCAGTATACCAGCTGAAGTGTTTATACCACACAGTTTGAGTAAATATTACAAAGACACTGATGTGTTTTTGACCAACTGGTTCATGAATGAAGAAAATCAAAGGTTGCAAGCAAAACGAAACCGATTGGCCATTACTCAATTGGCTCAAGAACACAATGTCTGGTGTTGCATAGTAGATAGCAATGACTATATGACTCAGTCACGTGAGGAAATTGAATATGCTAGAGATTACATGCACGGTGGCCCTCAAGCACATAAAATTATAGCGGAGAAAATATTAAATGATTGGCATGAAAGGCACACTTGACACTGTACTGGTCAAAGCACCACATCGCAAAGAAACTTTTACTGAGCAAGAGCTAGAAGAATTTGCAAGATGTGCGGATCCCGTCAACGGTCCGATGTATTTTCTTGACAACTTTTTCTACATTCAACATCCTGTGCGCGGCAAGATGTTGTATCATCCGTTTGAGTATCAACGGCGGCTGATTGACAACTACCATAACAATCGTTTTTCAATCTCGTTGATGCCACGACAAACTGGCAAATCTACATCAGCAGCTGGTTACCTGCTGTGGTATGCTATGTTTGTGCCAGACTCAACAATTCTCATTGCCGCACACAAATATCTAGGCGCACAAGAGATCATGCAACGTATAAGATATGCTTATGAGTTGTGCCCTAACCACATACGTGCTGGCGCCACAAGTTACAACAAAGGTTCGTTAGAGTTTGACAACGGTAGTCGTATTGTCAGTCAGACCACTACTGAAAACACTGGTCGTGGTATGAGTATTACCTTGCTGTACCTGGACGAATTTGCGTTTGTGCGACCCACAATTGCCAAAGAGTTTTGGACTTCTATTACTCCTACACTAAGCACTGGTGGTAAGGCAATTATTACTTCAACCCCAAACTCAGATGAAGACCAGTTTGCGTTCATTTGGAAAGGTGCCAACAAGATTGAAGATGAGTATGGCAACCCCAGACCCAATGGCTTGGGCATCAACGGCTTCAAGGCATTTCGTGCATTCTGGCGCGAGCACCCAGACCGAGACGACAAGTGGGCCGACGAACAACGAGCACAGCTAGGCGAAGAACGTTTTCGCAGAGAAATGGACTGCGAGTTTGTGATCAATGATGAAACTTTGATATCTCCAATTAAATTGTTGGGCCTAGAAGGCGTAGACCCCACACGCAAAACTGGACAAGTGCGCTGGTATCGTGAACCCAAAAAAGATGAAATTTATGTAGTGGCTCTAGACCCTAGCTTGGGCACCGGCGGTGACCCTGCGGCCATTCAAGTGTTCGAAGCCAGTACCACAGAGCAAATTGCCGAGTGGCGTCACAACAAAACTGACGTGCCCACACAGGTACGTATCTTGGCTGACATTGTGAAAGAACTATACAGTGTTGTGGGTGACAACAAAAAAATCTACTATTCAGTAGAAAACAACACCATTGGCGAAGCTGCACTGATTTCCATCAACGAGTACGGTGAAGAAAACATCCCAGGGTATTTCCTCAGTGACAACACTGTGGTGGCTGGCACAGGACGTAGATTTCGCAAGGGTTTTAACACTACCAACAAAGCCAAACTCACAGCTTGCAACAAGCTCAAAATCTTGATTGAAAGCGGGCGCATGAAAATTTACTCCAAACCCTTTATCAGCGAGCTCAAAACGTTTGTGGCCAATGGCACCAGTTATGCCGCTAAACCTGGCGAAACTGACGATCTTGTGATGAGTAGCCTGCTGGTCACCCGCATGCTGTTGCTGTTGCAAGGCTATCATGCTGAACTAAATCAGCACCTCAAAGACCACTCTGACAACATTGTAGAGCCCTTTCCCTTTATCAGTATAATGCGATAAATAAAAAACTATGGCACAAGATATCAATATTGCTAACGATTTGTACGACCTTTTGGCCACGCACAACTTTGACGTGGAAGCAGCCAACAAAAGTGGCGACCCTGTTAGTCCTGAAGAAGGAAGAATTTTTAAATTTGACTGGGTATCAGCATCGGGCAAAAATTACGGCACAGCAGTGATTATAATTGGTGAAGAAGACGAGCTGATGTTGTTCTTTGGGGACAATCTTGGCAAGGGCATGGAAGAACCTGACAAGAGTGAGTGGTATGCATTTTTACAACAAATGGCCAATTTTAGCACTCGACACGGATTCCATACATTCAGCCCTAAAAATCTCAACCAACTTCGACATACCATGACTGGTCTTGCAGCCATCAAAGAAGGTCTGTTTGAAAGTTATTATGGCACACGCAGAGTCAGCTACATGGGCGAACCCACCGACGCAAGATTGGTTATAAATCACAACCGAGTGTTGGGAGAAGATGACAAGCGTTATCGTTACGTGGAAAGTTTGTTTATTGAAACTGCCGACGGTGAAAAATTCAAAATGCAATTTCGCAATCTCAGCGGTGGCCGTGCCATGCTGGAACATGTGCGCCAGGGTGGCAGACCTTACGACATTCGTGGACAACACATTAATGAGATTGTGAGCGAAATGTCTGTGCTGTCAAGATTTAATCGCGCCAGCCGTGACCGAGTGTTTGAAGGTGTCACACAACAACTGGTAGAACAAGCACAACAGTATTATCACAGTTTACAAAATAACTTGAAACACCTTGGGTCAGCCCGTGGTTACAAACAGTATTTTGAATCATGGAGTCCAACTGACAGCCTTGAAGGTGAAGCTTTGGTTGAAGACCTCAAAACAATGTTCGTTGAACAAACTCTAGATGCTAGAATAGAAGCAGCATTGCCTACTCTAGCCAAACTACAACAACAAGGTGAAAAAATGAAAGAAGCAGAAATTTTTGAATCATGGGCAACTCGCTTGGTTGAAGGGACCTGGGCACTGCCCGACACTCCCGAAACGCAGGCCAAACTCAATGACTTAATGAGCAAAGAACTGATCGTTGGTCCAGATGCAACCAATGCCACAGAGCAATTGTATGATGTCCTTGGTGATGATCAATTGTTTGACATCCTTGGTAACTTGGCTGCACAGGATCCTCGTGCCAATATCTGGGATGACACAGATGTGCAAGCTAGATTGCAAGAGTTAGGTGTACAACTGCCAACTCAAACACCCACACCTGACCAACAACAACCAGTGGCACCTGGTGCGGCTCAGGCTCCTGCAGCAGCGCCCGCACCAGCTCAACAGCCCCCAGTAGCCGAAAGCTCAGAACTCAATGCCATGCTCAAGTACGCAGGCGTGCCTGTAAAAGAAAGTGTGCTCACAGACTCAACTGGTCACACCCTGGATCACATTCTCAAACGTTTCAGCAAAGAAGTTGCCAATTTTGAAGCTGGTGGCGATTTAGATGATGACCTGTATGATGCACTGTACGATTACTACTTTGATGATATGCCATATGGAGTTAAAAAAGCTCGCACTGGTGACCCATACGAGTGGGTGAGTGAACGACTGGCAGACGAATTGGGAGTAAATGAAGGCATGTTAGGAACATTAGGCGGTGCAGCAGCAGGTATGGCACTGGGCGGCCCTATTGGGGCAGCAGCAGGGGCAGTCGGCGGACAAGAATTAACCAAAGGCGGCTCAAGCATAATCGAAGGCTCATGTAATGCAACTATGGAAGGCGAATACTGCCCAGAACATGGACTAGCAGAGTGCGCAATGGAATCAACTACCGCAGGCTCTATAGCACCTGTTATGGGTGAGGGCAACAATGATGACCCAATCAACTACAATGCAGCCATCACAGGCAGCTACTATGAAAGTGATGAATTGGCAAGAATAAAATCATTGGCTTTGCTCAAATGACATAAATAACATTGACACAGTAGACAAAAGCGCATATACTACTACAGTGTTTGCGCTTTTTCTTTTGTGGCACAGGCAACAATTGATCTAAGTAATTTAGATAGGCAACATACATAGGCAACTTATTAAGGAGAAAAACTATGGCATCTTTAGCAGAAATTCGAGCACGACTACAGGCAGCTGAAAACAAACAAGGTGGGCAATCCACCGGTGGGGATAACAGCATTTATCCACATTGGAACATGGAAGAAGGTCAATCAGCAACAGTCCGTTTTCTTCCAGACGGCAACAACAAAAACACATTTTTCTGGGTCGAACGTGCAATGATCCGACTGCCTTTCAACGGCGTCAAAGGGGAAATGGAATCAAAACAGGTTATGGTACAGGTGCCCTGTGTTGAGATGTGGGGCGAAGCTTGCCCAATCTTGGCAGAAGTACGTACATGGTTCAAGGACAAGAGCCTTGAAGACATGGGTCGCAAGTACTGGAAGAAACGCAGTTACCTCTTCCAAGGCTTTGTGCGTGAAAACCCACTTAGCGACGACAAGTCGCCTGAGAATCCAATTCGTAGATTCATCATTGGCCCGCAAATCTTTACAACTATCAAAGGAGCCTTGATGGATCCTGAGTTGGAAGAATTGCCAACTGACTTGGTGCGTGGCTTAGACTTCCGCATTAGCAAGGGCAGCAAAGGCGGCTTTGCTGACTACAACGGTTCTAAGTGGGCTCGTAAAGAATCTGCATTGACCGAAGCTGAACAGGCTGCAATTGAAAAGCATGGCTTGTATGACTTGGCAACATTCTTGCCCAAGAAGCCCACAGACGTTGAGCTCAAGGTCATCAAAGAGATGTTTGAAGCAAGTGTAGATGGACAACCATACGACACTGAGCGTTGGGGTCAGTACTTCCGTCCAGCTGGTGTACAAGCACCTGCAGGCACCGCAGCCACTGTTGACGGTCATGGTGATGTGCTCGAAGCACCAGCAAAGGCAGCACCAGCACCAGCACCAGCAGCTAGCCAACCCTGGGACGAGGATGAGGCAGCGTCACCAACTGCACCTGTGCAAGCAGCCAAACCCACAGCCGGTAATGCTCAAGACATCTTGGCCATGATCCGCGCTAGACAAAACAAGCAATGATAACAGGGCCGTCGGGCCCTGTTGGTTTGTATGGCTCAATTGATTTGGTCTATAACAGGAGACACCATACCTCTTGATCCGGTTGACTGTGACGTCTATAACTATTTTGTTGCTGAACTTGGTCGCAACAATTTAAATCGTTACACAATGCCAGATCTAGGGGCAGGGTCTCTCTGTGCAGAATTGCAAATCAACGTTCGACTGGTAAACAACTTATTGCAATCCAAGTTAAGAATTTCAGCTTTTGATTTTGATCTTGATCCTACCAATCAAGCACACTTGAACACTCTGCACCGACAATGGGTAAAAGTGCATCAACAGTTTCCACAAATTAGTAAACTAGTTGACACGCAGATTCCAGGCGTACTTGACAGAATCAACAAAGTTATTCATGCTATAGAAGACTTAACTGCAACTTTTGAAATTACAACCGAACAACCAAATTATATGATTGCCAATCCTTTTAGATCTGAAATTTTACGATATGGTGTTTACAACGTGTCAATATCGTACCATAATTTGGGTAGTCTAAGTTTTGAAAAATGGTTGCATGGCGATCCTGTACACGACACAGATACAAACAATTTTTCTGAGTTTTACACTACCTTGAAGATTAACGTTTTGCCAACAATCAATCAATCTGCACCAATAGAATATCAACAGTGGTGCAAACGTTACCAAATGCCTTGTCAAGGTAACCGAATGCCTTTGGCAAATTTTGACAATCTTGAAAACAATATGCTAAAATACAAACAACTGTTTCACAAAAATTCATTGGTAACAAACAACTTTATTATACTGGAGTAAACATGGGAAAACCATTTGACGTAAGCAAGTTCCGCAAGGAAATCACTAAGAGCATTGACGGATTGTCAATTGGCTTTAACGATCCCACAGACTGGATCAGTACCGGCAACTATGCCTTGAACTATTTGATCTCAGGAGATTTCAATCGAGGCATTCCCTTGGGCAAGGTCACTGTGTTTGCTGGCGAATCTGGAGCAGGCAAAAGCTACATCTGCTCTGGCAACATTATCAAGAATGCACAAGAGCAAGGTATCTTTGTGGTGTTGATTGACAGTGAAAACGCTCTTGATGAAGACTGGCTCAAAGCACTCGGTGTTGATACTAATGAAAGCAAACTGCTCAAACTATCAATGGCCATGATTGATGACGTGGCTAAAACTATCTCCACGTTCATGAGTGACTACAAGGCTTTAGCTGATGGCGAGCGGCCCAAGGTCATGTTTGTGATTGACTCACTGGGCATGTTGTTAACACCCACTGACGTAAACCAGTTTGATGCAGGCGAAATGAAGGGTGATCTAGGACGTAAACCCAAAGCTCTCACCGCCTTGGTGCGTAACTGTGTGAACATGTTTGGTTCATACAATGTGGGGTTGGTTTGTACCAATCACACATACGCAAGCCAGGATATGTTTGACCCAGACGACAAAATTAGTGGCGGTCAAGGTTTCATTTACGCCTCATCAATTGTTGTGGCCATGAAAAAACTCAAACTCAAAGAGGACGAAGATGGCAACAAAGTCACTGATGTTATGGGCATTCGTTCAGCTTGTAAAGTCATGAAAACTCGCTATGCCAAACCCTTTGAAGGTGTGCAAGTTAAGATTCCTTATGAAACAGGTATGAATCCTTATTCGGGTCTCACAGACTTGGCTGAGAAAAAAGGCTTCCTCAAGAAGGACGGCAATCGTCTTGCATACACCACACTGGATGGCGAAATCATCAAGTACTTCCGCAAAGGTTGGGAAAGCAATGAAGATGGTTGTCTGGATGTTGTGATGGCTGAATTTGGAAAACGGAAGGAAGAGGTAAGTACCATCGAGGAGGAAACTGAATGAGTGAACATGTAGCAGCAGAAATTTGGGGCGAACTCAAACGTTTTGTAAACACAGTTGACCGCAACGAAGCAGCAGAAACTGTGGTTCAAATTCTAATGGACAATGATTGTGATGCCGAAGATATCCGTGACGCATTCAAAGGCGATAGTGATATCAAACGAGCACTTACTGTATATCTTGACAATGACAAGGACTACTCAGAAGATGAAGAAGAGGATCCTGAAGAAGAGGACTACAACGAAGACGACTGGGAAAACTGATGTGGTATAGTCGAGTAGTTGCCAGTCTTGGTGCTATTCCAGACTTCATTGCTCACTACGAGCGTGAGCTTGAGGATGCCAAAAAAGATTGTCGTATTGGCGGCTTGGTGGAAAAAAACATCACAGCATTGCCTGGTATCACTGAATTTAGATACAACCAGCTTCAAGAAATTGAAGCTGTGTTGAACTATCTCAACATCCAACTGCGCAAGATACGTAGAAAGCACTTTCAAAAGTACCTAGAAGGCTATGCTCGTGCGCTCACAAGTCGTGACGCAGAAAAGTATGTGGATGGCGAGGACGAAGTTATTGACTACGAAACCATAATCAACGAAGTAGCATACCTACGCAATCGTTGGCTGGGTATTATGAAAGGGTTGGATACCAAACAGTGGCAAATGGGACATATTGTGCGCCTAAGAACTGCTGGCATGGAGGACATACAGGTGTAAATACCTGCATGAAAAAACTTGTTATAGTGACTGGTGGGTTTGACCCACTACATTCTGGACACATTGCCTACTTACAGGCAGCTCGCAAACTGGGAGACAAGCTTGTGGTAGGACTCAACAGCGACTCTTGGCTTGCTCGTAAAAAAGGCAAGCCTTTTATGCCTTATGCTGAACGATACGCAGTGCTAACCGAACTGGTCTGCGTTGACCGTGTGTTGGATTTTGATGACTTTGATGGATCTGCCAAGGCATTGATACAACACATGCTGGACACAACTGATAATGATGTCAATTTGATATTTGCCAACGGTGGTGATAGAACCGACAAGAATATTCCAGAGATGGATATTGAAAACAGCAGACTAAGTTTTGCATTTGGTGTTGGTGGCTTTAACAAAACCAATAGTTCAAGTTGGATTCTTGAAGAGTGGAAAAAGCCCAAGACAGATCGCTCCTGGGGGTACTACCGTGTGCTACATGAAGTTGGTACACACACCAAACTCAAAGAACTCACTGTCACACCCAAAACTTGTTTGAGCATGCAACGACACGACAAGCGAGCAGAGTTTTGGTTTGTGGCCGAAGGTGCTGCCACAGTATACACACTGGATTCCAGCACTGATAGAGATGTCAAAGACCACATGACTATACATGAGTCTTGTTGGATCAATCGTAACGAATGGCATCAGCTGTGCAATGAAACTGATCAGCCACTCAAACTGATTGAAATACAGTTTGGGGAAAACTGTGTAGAAGAAGATATTGAACGCCGATGAAAGACATTATACCAGTATTTGTAGGATACGATCCTAGAGAAGCAATTGCATATCACACTTGCGTAAATTCTATCATTCGAAATTCAAGCAGACCTGTTGCAATCATTCCGGTTGCACTTAACTTGTTCAAGGACTACAGCGAAACACACACTGATGGTAGCAATCAATTTATCTACACAAGATTTTTAGTGCCTTACCTAATGCAATTTACAGGCTGGGCAATCTTTATTGATGGTGATATGGTAGTACGTGGGGACATTGCTGAATTGTGGGGTTTGCGAAATGCCTATGCAGATGTAATGGTAGTCAAGCACAACTACAAAACCAAAATGACTGAAAAGTATCTTGGGTCAAAGAATGAGGACTATCCACGTAAGAACTGGTCAAGTGTTATACTTTGGAACTGTGGCAGTTTCCCCAATCGTAAACTAATGCCAGAATTTGTGCAAAAGGCCACTGGCGCCGAATTGCATAGATTTACCTGGCTAGATGATACTCGTATAGGCGAACTGCCGCCTGAATGGAATTGGTTGCCTGATGAATACGGGCCAAACCCCGACGCCAAGCTCTTGCACTATACCTTGGGCACTCCATGCTTTCACGAGTTTGCTGACACTCCACAATGTGAAGATTGGCACCGAGAACGCATACTAACAGAATACTGCCAACAGAGAAACATATGAGCGAAGAAACTGATGAACAGTTAGCACCATTGACTCAACATGTTTTAGACATGGTGCCTCCTGAAATACATCAATTGTTTAGAGACATCTTGAAGTATCGAGTTGATGCTGCTGGCGAATACTATGGTGTCACATTTGAAGCTATAATGCAAACTGTGCGTGATCTTGAAAAACACACAGTTGCAGCCATTGCCACAGAACCTGGAGATTTCAAGTATAAGGAAAAAGGACACATGTACGATCCCATACTACAAAGTTTTGTACAAGGAGCTGGTGGAAGAATTAGTTCTTGGTCGAAAGAAGAAAACAACATGACTCCAGTGGTGCTACGCGGTATTACCAAACGCAAAGAGATGGCAGTGTGCAAACAGCAAGGTAGAGATTTTTACTACCTTGACACTGGCTATTTTGGCAACGGTAAGAAAAAAACATTTCATCGTGTTACCAAAAATGATGTGCAAAATTTTGGCCCCATAATTGACAGACCAGGAGACCGAGTTGCCAAGTGCAATCTCCAACTTACCAAATTTAGGCAAGACGGCGGCAAAATTTTATTGGCCCCGCCTAGCCAAAAATTGTTAAACTTGTATGACATTGATCTTGAGCAGTGGATGGATCAAACCATTGCTACCTTAAAACAGCACACTGACCGAGAAATCGTAACACGTTTAAAACAAGGTCGATCAGTACGACAAACCACTGATACCATGCAAATGGCTCTACAACAAGATATCTGGTGTCTAGTCACTTACTCAAGCATTGCCGCTGGCGAAGCACTGTTGTGTGGTAAACCTGCTATTACTTTAGGGCCCAATGCTGCAGGAATGCTGTGTAGTCAGCGACTTGAAGAAATAGAAAATCCACGTATACCTACTCTAGACGAAGTAGAGGCCTGGACCAGGCACATTGCCTACTGCCAGTTTACTGAGCCAGAAATGCGAGATGGCACTGCTTGGCGAATTCTCAATGACTCTTGATTGTGTTACCTACGTATCCAGTGTGGCCAATCCCAAAAAGCATTCACGAAAGATTGAGTGCTTGGAATCTTTTGCCGCCGGGGTAGTGTCACAGGGTCGCACTGGCATAATTGAATGGAATCATCAATACACTCCCAGCAAGCTGGCAGTGATCTTGGGTTGGGCCACAACCAATACAGGTGGTCGTAACATTGCCTTACGCAAAAATGTCATTGCTGAACAGCAACGTCGTGGATTTCAAACCATGTGCATTGATGCTAGTTGTTTTAAGTACCTTGACAACTATGGCACCTATCTAAGATACAGTCTGGGTGGGCCGTTTTATGATCGAGCGCAATATGCTAACCGTAACAGTGGACCAGAAAAATGGAATGAAATACAGTCAGCATTAAATCTTACCATGCAACCACCTCGCCTAAAACGCACTGGTTATATTTTGATATGTATGCAACGTGATGGTGGTTTTGCTATGAAAACTCTAGATCCCATAACTTGGTTGCAAGAAAAAATACAGCAAATTAGAAATGTAACTATGCGTGACATTTATATAAGGCCGCACCCAGGTCAATACAACATGGCAGATTTTGCTGCTTACGTTGGCAGTCGCGGCCGAAAGTGGCGATGCACCGTACTTGAGCCTACTCAAAGCCGACTTATTGATAATCTTCAATCAGCACATTCTGCTGTGTTTTTCAACAGTTCTGCCAGTGTGGCTGCGGTACTGGCTGGTGTACCAATCTTTGTAGACGACGGCAGTTGTGTCTCTTGGACAGTGGCCAACAAAGATATTTCACAAATTGAAAACCCAGCATTAATTGATGCTGAACGCACTCCGTGGATTCAAGATCTCAGCGCCGCTCACTGGAGCGACAATGATGCCCGCGCTGGCCGCATTTGGCAGAAGTTTATGCCTTTTCTACAATGACATCATACACGTGGCCTTTGACCCAGGCCCACTTGTTTGACTTGTCCATCACTGACACTTGCTCGCTTATGATGCGGACTCCCATGACGTCAATAAGTTTGCTGCGCCACCAATCAGGTTCTTTGACCACAAGGTGTGCATTTCTGCCATCTGGCAAATGTTTTTTGGCTGGATAACAAGCAATCCTAAAACAGCCACAGCGTTGCATCAGTTGTCCAATTGTGCGCAAAGTTTGGTCAAGATGTTCAGGCTCAATGTGTTCAATGGCGTCAGTACTGACCACAGCATCAAACTGCCCGGAAGGTAAATTTTTATATTGTTCACTGCCGGGATCGTATCCGGCCAGTGCAATTGTGGGATGTAGGCTATGTATTACTCCTATCAGTGCACCATGTCCGCAACCAAAATCTAACACACTGACGGGTTGGTACTGTTTGATAAAATGTTCAACAACTTTGTAGGCCTTGGCACCGTGGTTGAACTTGCCGTTGCTGTGCATGGTTGCTAGTTGCTGTTGATAATCTTTGTCAATTAATGTCATTATTCATCCAATCAGGATTGTAAGGTTGATCTCGGAACCACCAGTGTAATTGGGAACCTTGCCAGTCACTGAAAAATTCTTTGTACCATTGTTGACTGCGTTCAGCAGAAAAATGTTCTTTGTTATATATTTGTTTTTTGGCCTTGGGAGGCTGGGAGTGCATGCCAATAAAACACACAATACCAGTAAGCTTCATTAGTCGTTGTTTTACCCAGACTAAATCAGCATCAGGTATGTATGGCAACACTTGATTGCATATAACCAAATCGTATTGTTGATCTGGTGGCTCAACAGCAAATTCTGCAACACAAGGGTCGTACTGGAACACACTGTTGACATTGAGATAGTCAACAAACTTCATTACTGTAGTGTCGGGCCAAAATGCTGTAGTTTCTGCCCACTGGCGTCCTTTGCCGCATCCGTAATCAAACACAGTTTTGCAATTGTAATGGTGTGCCACATCTCGTATTTGTCTATGATATGAAAATGTATCTTTGCCGTCCCAGCTTTTATTCTGTTGCTGAAATTGAGTGCCCAGTGCAACTGACTCTTGATAATACGAACTTACGACCATCCCATAATCCAATCATCTTTGACTTGGTCAAGTCGGACCATGCCCCACGATTGCAAAAGTTCAATGGCAGCAAATTGACTGTATTGATCACTGTATGCATCATGTGGCTTCTGTTCAAGAACCACAATGGGGCGATTTTGTTTGATAGTATATACGGCTCCCAACAATACTTTGTACTCAAATCCTTCACAATCTAGTTTGATGTAATCTAAGTTTTGATATTCAAAGCTGTCCAATGTGCACACTATGGTATCGCCTTGTCCTATGCTGGTGGGATCAATGTGAGTATGACCAGTATTGCCTTCGGTAATGTTCATGCGAGCTGTGGTATTGATGTCGCCTAAGGCCACAGTTTGCACTAACAAGTTTGGCGCAGTTACATTTCGCGACAAGCACTCTCTAAACATAGCCACTGGTTCAAACGCTATTACCTGTTGAAATTCACGCACCAAGCTACGAGTCCACAGGCCAACATTAGCACCTACATCTATAGCCAGTCGACGTTGTTGACAAAAAGCCACACTGCGATTCCTTACAATGTGTTGATACTCTGACGGACCGCCTTTGTCTACACTTTTTTTCAACATACGTGGAAAGTGTGATTCAGTTTCTGGGAACCACCACCCATAATCATTACGCATCAGCGTACTCCTCTAAAATTTTATGTGCTTGACCATTGCCTAGTTCGCTGATATGGAATTGACCATATGCCAAGTGGCAAGCCCAGGCGTAGATCATGTCATGATCGGGAAACCAAGGGTTGTCAATTTTGGTTAGATCACGATTAGACACAGGATCGGCTGCATTGCTGGGTGCTGTAACAAACGCTGGCACACCTCCCAACACCGCTTCAGTGGCAGCAATACTGTTGTACACTACAACAGCATGAGCAGTATCAAGCAAACTTGTAAAGGGCGCTGACTCTCGAACTTGCCTATTTTTATTGCGCTCTCTTATCACAACAGGCCTATCAGTATTTGCTTTGATAGTGTCTATAGTTTGTTGCAACCATTCAGCAACAGTGGTACCATAAACAATGCAAGGCTTTTCTTCAGGCATCACAATGTAGATGTTTTGACCATATCGTCGTGGTTGAATGTCAAGACCAAGCTGTTTCCATCTATCATCAGGACATTTGCGAATCTTGTTGTGCTGCAAATCATTGTCAACAATTCGATGCCACAATTTCCAACCATGTGGGTTACGCATACTTGATCGGTTGCCAAAGTAGCCGGTATCCATGTAACGAAACCTTCGTTGATCTTGCCAACACTGTTTGAAAATTTTGTGTTTCATAATACCACGAATCACAAGCGGATCAGTGCTGTCACTGTAGTTCCATGTTTCTAGTACAGTGGATCGAGAATTGGCTCCCTGGGCAAACGCATTCATGTAGCCGTCAGTGCCGTGTTTGCTGAGATAGATCCAGTTCATTGCCAATATGCCTCTGTTCGTTGTACTTTTAAATCTGTAGCAGGACTGCGCCCTGTGGTCTTGCGTTTGCCTTTGAGATGATCTAGGTAGGCACCCCAGTCTGAATTAATTAGCGGATGACCTTCACCAGTGATCAAGTGACTGCTCCAATCTAACTCGTTTAATTTTACTTTTTGTCGAACGGCATCAAAAACAAAACTATCGTGCCATTCGGCTAGGTCAAAGATACCTTGCTCTGCATGGTCATACATCTGTTGAAATTTTTGGAGAAACAACTGTGTGGCAGGGCTACGCAAATTCATGGCATACAATCCGCATTCACTAAACTTACCACGCCGCCCTAAAAAGCAAAGATCTGTTGTACCAGGGCACAATCTTTCTAAATCTTCTGTAGTTATAGGACTGTGGCACACTGTGTCTGCGTCCATCCAAATCAACCAATCAGTGTCAGTGTGTTTGGCACAATGGAAAATGCTGTAGACTTTGTGAGCAAATCTCACAGCGTCCCATTTGAATCCTTTGCCTGCGTCTCGGCGTCGAGATCTAATGGGGTCAGCACTGACATCACCATTGGCTTCGGGTACACCACGCCACTGAGTTTTGAATGCTACCAGTTCAGGACTGACTTGTTCAAGATTGTGCACGGCCAGGTGTGGTGACGATTCGGTCACTGTGCACCCTTCTGCATAGACTACCAAATCAACAGGCCAGTTTTGCAAAAAAGTTTGGATCATGCGCCGGCCATAATTCTCGTATCCGTCGGCGTTGAAAGTGGTACATACTGTGTATTTCATGTGAGATATTTAGTGATCAAAAACATAGCCTATTTTCCTTCTTACACCGCCTTGAATTCCAAACCAGTGTATCACACTGTGTTGGACACGTTTCAAGCCGCCGGAATCCAAACGCAAGAAAACAGCATGAACAGCGATGCCGCAGTGATTTGGTCAGTGCTGTGGCACGGTCGCATGCGCGGTAATCGTGCAGTGTTTGATCACTATCGCAAGCAAAATAAACCAGTGGTCATAATTGAAATAGGTGCACTGTATCGTGGCGACACCTGGAAGATTTCTGTAAACCACATCACAGCCGATGGTTATTATGGACACAAAGAAAATCTTAATTGGGATCGTCCTGCTCGCCTTGGTATAAGCTTGGCCACACTGTATGAACCAAGGCCTGAAATACTGCTGGCACTACAACATAGAAACAGCCAACAGGTAGCAGACATACCAAACATGGAACACTGGGTATTAGAAACCATGGCCAAAATACGTGCACACACTGATCGGCCCATTGTGGTTAGACCGCATCCAAGATCGTCCATCGCTTTGCCACCTGGGGTGACTATAGAAAAACCTCGTCCATTGCCCAACACTTATGATTCATTTGACATGCACTTTGATTGTCATGCTGTGGTAAATTACAATTCAGGACCAGGAATTCAAGCTGCCATTGCTGGATGTAGGCCCATAGTTGATCGCACAAGTCTAGCGTTTCCGGTGTCGGTTGATTTTGCTGATATTGAGAGTCCATACGACATGGACCGACAGCAGTGGCTCGTGGAAATTTGCCACACTGAACATACTTTAACAGAAATAAAACAAGGATTATGGCTAAAAAGAATAGAACCAGCACTGACCCTGTGACCGACTGTGCCTGTGTAATACACGGCGAAACATACAGTTGGGACTATGTAGAAAAATTATACCGCATGTTGTCGCGGCACTTGCCCAATGGTATACGTTTGCATGTGTACACCGAAGCGCATAGAACTGTGCCCGGCCACATGATCAAGCATGAACTCATGGAATGGCCAGGTGTGAATGGTCCCAAACGATCATGGTGGTACAAGATGCAGTTGTTTGACAATGCACATTTTTCTGGGCCGCTGTTGTACCTGGATCTTGATGTGGTGGTCTACAACAATTTGAATTGGGTACGTGAAGCGCATCTTGACTGCTTTTGGACCATTAGAGATTTTAAATATTTGCAAAGGCCTGGCTACGACAAAATGAACAGCAGTTTGATGTACTGGGACACAACCAAATTTGGTTGGGTGTGGGATAAGTTTTGTGAAGAAGACATTTCCAAAGTTGTCACACGCTGGCCCGGCGATCAAGACTATATCAATCAAGTCATCCAACCCAGCCAACGCAGATACTTTGATGATCAGCATTTCCAAAGCTTTAGATGGCAAGCACTGGATGGGGGCATGAACTTTAGAGCCAGGAAAGCCAACCAGCCTGGCGGAGGTGTAAGACTCAGTCCCGATGCCAGTGTGCTGGTATTCCATGGCAAGCCCAAGCCACACGAAGTCACTCACCCTCAAATTCAACAACTGTGGAACTAACACTTTTGTAGTACTTGACCAATTATGAGCTTTTTGCTATAATTGATCTATGCTATATTTTGCCTATGGAATGAACACCAACTCACAAGGAATGGCCCGACGTTGTCCGGCCGCTGTGAGTCACGGTCGTGCTGTGTTGCTGGATCATGTGTTTCGCTTTGCCGGTCCCGCTGACGTTGTAAAATGTCCTGACAGCTATGTGGACGGAGTGCTGTGGAGTATCACACCCCAGTGTCTCAATGCCCTGGATATCCTAGAAGGATATCCTTATTACTACAATCGCAGGTTCAAAAAAGTGTTGTTCCAAGGCCGTGTGTGCCAGGCCATGACCTACTACATGCAACCTGGGCACCTTGACAGCGAGCCCAGTGCAGGCTACTTTGACATGGTTGTAGAGGGCTATCGTGAGCATGGTGTGCCCACAGAACAGCTCTATAATTCTGTATACTTTAGTACTACCTTAGAACCCTACTAAACCCTAGGGTTTTTTGGTTTGACCAATATTTCCCAATTTGCTATAATATGGGTATAGTGAGCAACAAGGAGCCAGCAATGGGTTACAAGGTTATTGAAGTTGACAACATGCGTGACAAATACGGTGCTCGCCCAGGCCTAGAAGGCCCGTTCAACTTCTCGGGCCGAGTGTTGTATTATGACAACAAAGAAGGCGCATACTATGACCCCCGTACTGATTTCTATGTAGGCCAGGACGAAATGGACGCAATTAACCAACATTTTTACGAAATTCTTAAAAAGTAGTACTTTTTAGTACTATTTTTTGGTTGACCAAATATTCCCATTTTGCTATAATAGAAGCATAGTAAGAAACAAGGAGCCACTAATGAACTTTGAACAAGCCATGCAAGTTGTCCAGCAATACCAAAAAGATTGGGCCATTAAAGGTCTATTAGAAACCCTGGAACAAATGCAAGATTCCCAAGAAGATCTAACATTCAACGAAGCCCGTGCTTATCGTGTGGTTTTCAGCGAAATGGGCAAGCTCTTTGCCCCGGCCTAAGCGGTTGACCAATAAATCCCAATCTGCTATAATACAATTTTAACGCACAAAAAGGAGCCAACTATGAGTGCAATTCGTGTAATTAACGGTGTTTATCGCAACAAGCCCGTTCGCAATGTTACCTTTAACCTGGTGAAAGGTTACAGCGAAGGTAGCAAAGGCGGGTTTGTTACTGTACAATCTGATGGCTATTTTGGCCCGGAGTTTGATGTGGTGCGTATCCGTGTTGACGGCATTCGCGATTTTGAATATGTAAATGGGGTAGAAGCTGTGAAAGAAAACACCGTGAAGTTTGAGAAGACTGTAGAGACTGATGAGCAAGCCATGGATCGTATCCGTGAGCGTTTTGACATCCTGCATGAGATGACCAAGGCCTGTGTCGGCGGCGACATCCGTGCCATGATCGTGTCGGGCCCTCCTGGCGTTGGCAAGAGCTTTGGTGTGGAGCAAGAGATTGACAAGGCTACTTTGTTTGACAAGCTGGCTGGCAAACGTCTTAAGGCCGAGGTTGTTAAAGGCTCAGCCAGTCCTATCGGCCTGTACAAAACTCTGTACAAATACTCAGATGCCAATTGTGTGTTGGTGTTTGATGACTGTGACAGCATCTTGCTGGACGACGTTGCTCTTAACTTGCTGAAGGGTGCTCTGGACTCCGGCAAGAAGCGTAAGATTTCCTGGTTGAGCGAGAGCCGTGTATTGAGCCATGAGGGTATTCCAGACAGTTTTGAGTTCAAGGGTTCGGTAATTTTTATTACCAACTTGAAGTTTGACACCATGCGTTCGCAGAAATTGCGGGACCACTTGGATGCACTGCAAAGCCGATGCCACTACTTGGACTTGACACTTGACACCATGCGTGACAAGGTCCTGCGTATCAAGCAGATTGCCAAGGATGGTATATTGTTTGCAGACTACGATTTTGAAGAGTGTGTGCATGACGACATTATCAACTTCATGGACGAGAATCAGAATCGTTTGCGTGAGATGAGTTTGCGTATGGCGTTGAAGATTGCCGACTTGCGCAAGATGTCAGTGTTGAACTGGAAGCGTCTTGCAGAGACCACTTGCATGAAGGCAGCCTAACATGTATGAAATATGGGATGGCGACCTGTATTTGTACTCGGTGGATACCGAGTACGAAGCAGATGAACAGCGTGAAGCAGGCTTCACAGTCAAATGTCTAGAGTATTACGGAGCATGATATGAGTTGGGTACTGATTTTGTTTGTGCATGCTGGCATGCTGAGTGAAAAGGATAGCATGGCTATCACTACTGTTTCGGGCTTTAAGTCCGAAACAGTGTGCATGACAGCTGGTAAACAGAGTGAGGCTCTGGTCAAACGCACAACCAAAGAAGTGCGGTTTGTTTGTGTCAAACAAGACTGACATGGATAGTGATAAGGCTTTCTTTGGCACCATACTGGCATTGATTATTTTTGCAATAGCGATGGTTTAGTTTTCCTGGGCATACAAACGGTTGGCTCCGGCCCAGGCTTTACACAGGGACTTCGGTCCCTGTTTTTTTGACTTTTTCTAGCGGTAAGTATATACTGTTACAATGCCGCAACATCTGCTGATACATCTAAGCCACGGACTAGAACTAAAATTCCAAATACGATCAACCCCGCTTGCTGAGTTATGGGTTGAACGTATGCAAGCCCGCGGCAGTTATCCCTTGGATCATCCAGATAGATTTTACGGCTTTGGCTCCAAATTGGAAGAGCGTATTCGCGCCGAAATCATGATCCAACAATGTATCACGACAATCAACCAACATAAAGCCATTATTGAACGTGGGTTTGATTGGAGCCAGGACTGTCTCAATTACTTGCACAACATTTTTGAACGCTACCATGGACTGCTAGATCAACAGACATCAGAATACTGGCAACAGGCACCAGTTGCTGTGAGACAGGCACTGTCAGAATTGAACCTGGCAGTACATAGATGTGAGACTGTGCTTGAAGGTGTGAAACCAAGATTTGTTTGCACTTGGTTTGGTATGCCCAAGACAAAGAAACTTAATCCTGTGCAGTTAGCGCAATGGGGCGAAACGCAAATACAATTTGGAACTGTGTATCTCAATTATTGTGAAATTGGAAAAACAGTTGAGGACCTAGCACACGACAATGATGAGTATATAGGTGAGGATGCATTCCGACCTTTTGGTCACTACAGTGCCGATTTTCATGTGGTATTTTTCAATCACGATTTAAGCTTCAAAGAGCCAGGTATGCAACAGTACATTGATCAACACCAAGATTTTTTTCTTGCCCATGGCATCACAAGTGTGTATAATGCAATAGCACAACCCTTGCGTTTTCCTGTGGCAGATTTGCAGTATGCCGGACAACCACAACAACTCATACAAGAAATAGCACGCCAACAACGTGTGCTTGAAGTTGATATACAATGAAACGATGCACCATACAAATTCGAGATGAAGTTAACATCAAGTTAGAAGGCCTAGACCTTGACATGCGTCGCCGCTTGGTCACAGCATTCAAGTATGATGTGCCTTATGCTAGATATCTACCCGCAGTGAGACTGGGCAGGTGGGATGGAAAAGTCAGCTACTTCCAATTGGGTGGATCAACCTACACCAATCTCTTGCCAGAGATCTTGCCCATACTGGAACAGTATAACTGGGATGTTGAGCTAGACGATCAACGCGACTACTCAACTACATTTGAGTTTGATCAAGTTACAGAACAAACATTTGCACACAAGACTTGGCCCAAAGGACATCCTGCAGAAGGTGAACCTATCATGTTGCGTGATTATCAGGTAGAGATTGTGAACAACTTCTTGACCAACCCACAATGCATACAGGAAGTGGCCACAGGCGCAGGCAAGACTATAATGACAGCTACCTTGAGTGCCGCAGTAGAGCCACACGGTCGAAGTATTGTAATTGTGCCTAACAAGAGTCTTGTTACACAAACAGAAAAAGACTATCGCAATGTTGGCTTGGATGTGGGTGTTTACTTTGGCGACAGAAAAGAACATGGACGCACACATACCATCTGCACTTGGCAAAGTCTAAATGTTTTGTTAAAGAATACCAAGGCTGGAGTAGGTGAAGTGACCATACAAGACTTTATTGAGGATGTGGTGTGTGTGATGGTAGACGAAGTACACATGGCCAAAGCAGATGCACTCAAAACCCTGCTCACAAGCGTGATGGCAAGAGTGCCAATTCGCTGGGGTTTGACTGGAACCATCCCCAAAGAAAAGTTTGAAAGCCAAGCCTTGTTGGTGAGCCTGGGACCAGTGATAGGCCGTCTCAGTGCCAATGAGCTGCAACAACAAGGGGTGTTAGCGCAGTGTCATGTGAACATTGTGCAGTTGCAGGACCATGTGGAGTACTCCAACTACCAAAGCGAGCTTAAATACCTGTTGGAAGAGTCAGGCAGACTAGATGCCATGAGTGAACTCATACGCCATGTAAATGAAACAGGCAACACCCTAGTACTGGTGGATCGCACCGAATGCGGCCGACAGTTGGTTGAACGACTGGGCGAACGTGCTGTGTTTGTGTCAGGTGCAACCAAAGCAAAAGATAGACAAGATGAATATGACGAAGTGGCGGACAGCACTGATAAGATTATTGTGGCTACCTATGGTGTTGCCGCTGTGGGTATTAATATCCCTAGGATTTTTAATTTGGTTCTTGTGGAACCCGGGAAAAGT